CCACCCCCGCCACCGCCCCCGCCACCAATGACAGATTGGTTGTTGATTGCGATTGCGTAATTGATTGCCATTGCCGGGCCACCGTTTGCACCAGCGGTTGCCCTTCCAGCATTTGCTGTTCCGCTATCTCCGTTTGCGCCATTACCGCCGTTGCCACCTTTACCAACAATCCAGCCGAGGTTCGTCAGCGTTACAGTAGAGCCGTTGGGGAAGTTCCCTGTCGTCAGAGCGGGTTGGTTTGTTAGTGTAGAGCCAACAATGGTTCCAGTATTGACTGTCACATTGACGTTAACAACCGACAAACCGTCCCAACCAGCAGCAATAGCTGCGTTGCGAATGTTGTAGTTGGTTGTGTTAGCAGATATCACCAAGTTGTATGTTGGTGTTGGTGGGATTGGGTCAAACACCAACCGCCACGTACCGCCGTCCTTGACATACACTTTCTTGATGTCCCGCCAGACACCAGCGTCTTTGACAAATAGTTTGTCAACCAACCGTTGAGTGCCCGCGTCTTTAATGTATGTTTTTGCCATCTGTTATTACGCCACGTATTGGTAAATGATATCACCGTTATTGCCAGTTGCGTTGGATGGAACACCAGCGGTTGTTGGCTGGACCGTCTTTGCGCCCTGCGAGTTCTGTCCTGATGTTTGGATTGCTGTTTGGACAAACGCTGTTGTTGCGATACTGACGTCGTTGTCACCTACTGCTGGTGTTGGAGCGGTTGGGTTGCCTGTGAATGCCGGTGATGCAAGGTTTGCTCTTGTCGAAACTGCGTTCGTAACAAACGCAGTTGTTGCCAGTTGAGTCGTGTTCATTCCTGCAGCCGCAGTTGGTGCTGTTGGAGTTCCGCTGAACGCAGGTGACGTCAGATCAGCTTTTGTTGACACAGCATTCGTGACAAACGCGGTTGTTGCTAGTTGAGTTGTGTTTGTTCCAGCAGCTGCGGTTGGTGCTGATGGTGTTCCAGAAAACGTTGGCGATAGTGTAGGGGCAGCGCCGACAGTAGTCACATCGCTCAACGTCAGCGATACAGCGCCTGTACGGCCGTTAAACGAAGCCACAACGTTAGCAGATGTCACAAAGTTGTTTGGGTTTGTGGTTCCGTTATATGGCGTATAACCAAGCGCTGCTGTAACGTCTGCTTGCGATAAAGTAACAGCACCAGTCCGTGCATTAAATGACGTAACGGGTGATGCCCACAGAGTGGATGTACCGTTTGTTGTCAGATAACGACCTGCTTGACCAGCTTGCGAGGCAACCTCAGGTGCTTGAGCCAATACATTGTTTGCAATGCCACGCCAGTTTGTAAACAAAGCCTGCGATGAACTGATTGCTATCATCACTGGTTTGCTGATTGACCCGATTGATGACGGCTGCGTTTGAATGAATGCGCCTGGTGTAACGTCAGACAGGAAGTAGGATGATCCTGGGACGAGTCCTGAAAGACCAATGACAACACCTTGAGTCGTGATCACAAACGAATCTGCTGATATAACATCACTGACAATACCAATCACTTCCGCGTTCGTTGCGTTGTTTGCTTGTGAGCGAACATATCTCTGAACGCCTGCGGATCCACCATGACGCACAAGAGTGCCGAGCGTAAAACCGTGTGCAACTTGGCTCACAGAGATTGACGAGTTGGATCCGCCACCTCCACCACCTCCACCGCCTATTCCCCAGAAAGCGTTACCGTCCGCACCAGACATTAGTACACGACCGACTGTTGACGGCGATTGTGCTGGCAACATATCGTCAATGTCGTTGAACGGGATTGCGTTAGCGATACCGCGCCAGTTGTAGAAGAACCCGCGTGGTCGTGCTGTGCCTGAAACAGCTGTTGAGTTAATCGCCATCATCAACGGTTTGCTTATGAACCCTGCTTCCGTAGGTTCCACATCAGTCATTAACCCCGCTGTTGTTGCTGACAAATAGTATGTCCTGCCTGGCACGAATGCGGTCGAAGGCATTGCGTCGAACACAATGTAACCGTTTGTTGTTAGAGTGAATCTGTTTGCATCCAAGACTGCAGTAACAACACCGATCACGTCTGCGGTTGCTACAGAGTTTGCTTGAGCGCGGCGGTATGTTGTTCCGTCGTGGTAGAGAACCGTACCTTGTGTGAACCCGTGTCCGTTCTGCACGATATCAATCGCTGCAGCAGACACAACACTAGGTGTGGACCACTGAACGTTCGTTCCGTCTGTTGTCAGAAACTTTCCTTGCTGGTTTGTCTGACTCGGGAACGGATTTGCACCAACCTCTACGATTACAGGCGTGAGTGGAGAACCAGTGGTTGTGTTGACTGGCGTTCTTTTCAGGAAAAGTTTACCGTCAACGGTGTTAATCGCCAGTTCGCCGTCATCGAGCATTGCTGCTGTCGGACGCTTACCAATGGCAGACAGACCAGTTTGTGATTGTCTTTTTAGTTTGATTTTTTGTGGCATAGCGTGTGACCTATCATTATCCCGTGTTTCATAAACTATTTATGACTGCCACTGGTGTTATTTCACTACAATACACATCACCAACTTCTCGTCAACGTTCTCGTTTGTTTCCAGCGCTGTAGCGAAAGACAAAGCTGTCCCAACAATCGCACAGCCAGCACGGTCGCTAGAAACAAGTCGCTGACCTTTACGAACTGGACCGATCACACGGACAGGCACTTTGCCTGTCAGAGCAATAGCTTGGCCGTCTGATAGGTTGTTCATTAGATATGCTGGGTTTTCAGAGATTACACCAACAACATACTGATACACTTTCGTTGATTGAGTGCATTCGCTATCATCATTTTCGCCGACAACAATCACGGTGCCAACAGGATATTCAGCATCCGTTGTGTATTTTTCGGCCAAGTCAGCGTAGTTTGCGGACGTTGCACGTCCGTTGAACACGTTAGCGAATAAGTTTCCGCTAGCATCGCGTTGAGCAATCGTGTTTGGAGTTGCTGGCACCGAAGCCGCCGCACCACCCAACAACCGCGCGTTGGCCACGGTGGCGCCTGCGACAAACTCGGTTGTTGCGATTGTTGTATTTGATGTTCCTGCAGGCTGTGTTACAGCAGCTGAGCCTGTAGGCAGCTGTGACGACCACGTTGGCGCCGCGGTTGCTCCGTTGGACATTAAGAACTGGCCTGACGTGCCGAAACTTGTCGTTCCTGTCCCTACACCAAGTTGGCCAGCACTGCCAATGGTGAATAGATGGCCGCCGGCGGCTGTTCTGAAGACGTGACCGGAAAAATCATAGTGCATCCATGCGTTGGAGTTTACAGTGCGCAGCTGCCCGTGCGGAACAGCACCAGACAAAACATTTAGCGAGACTGCACTGTTAGCAACCGTTGGTGTCAATGTCAGAGATGCTGTCGTTCCGAGAATGTTCAGTGTTGTGTTGCCACTTGTATTTGTTAGGTGGACTGCACGAAGGCCGCCTAGGTACAAAGAAATAGGCAACTGAGTTCCTGTTCCACGAACATCGGAAACGATTCTCATCTCGCTGCCTTGAACGTTAGCAAAAGAGAACACAGAGCCATTACCGGTCGAAACTGAACCAACATCTTCAAGATGAAGGGCAGCCGCTGTAGAGTTTGTTGTTACAGCACCGTTCGGCAAAATACCAATTTGTGTGCTAGCATTTGTTGTGCGTGTCTGGAACATCGTGCGGCTAGCAACAGTGGCATTGTTAAAGTCACCTCGGATCCGTGCTCCTGTTCCTGTTAGGTTGACGTTGCCGATTGTTAGAGCGTCCAACGCTGCTTGGGCAGTTGTTTGACCTGTACCGCCGCCAGCAATCGGAAGAACTGTCCATTGTGTCCCCCCGCCAGTTGAGACTAGTGGTAGATTTTGCGTCCCACCATAATCGGGTAAAACATTTACTGGTGTAAATCTGGCGAAGGTTGTTGACATTGTAAATTCCTCTATCTATTTTTGCTGCAATATTTATGCTGGCTAACTTGCTTTAGATCCCCAAAGCGAACCACGCATATGCAAGTCCTGTCTGTTCTTGTGGTGCTCCAGTTGCTGTAATTCTCACAGAAGCAATCGTGACAGACGTCGTTGTGGCAGCACCTGTTGGTGCGTGGATTGTTGGTAACATTGGCCCTGTCCCCCATCCACCTGCACTGCGTTCATTTGCCATTACAACAAAGCACTGAGACGGGAATGCGATTGGGAATGTTACTGTTGATAGTCCGCCCGTGCTTGACGTTCCTGTCCCCCACTGAATCAACAGCCCGCTTGGCAGGCGTTGATGACCATTTGTTGTCAACGAGCGAGTAGCGAACTGATCAACCCACGAAGAAGACGTGCCGTTTGTCTGTAACACACGGTTTGCGTTGCCTGTTTGTGACGGCAGAATCGCGTTGAGCACTGTATTTGGTTGTGATTGACCTGGATTTGTGCCAATCATTGACAGCACTGTATTCCACGATGCAGTAACACCGTTAGAAACAAGTGCGCGGCCGTTTGTGGCTGTCGTTTGTGCTGGCAGTTCGCTGTCAACGACGATGGGGCGAGAAGATTGGAATGACGTTGGCATGATGTTATCCTTGTAAAGCAGGCCAGTTGATTTCTGTTGGGAATCCTGGCTGTTTTGGCAAATCGCGAAGTGCTTTTCTGTATGTTTTCCAGTTTTCGGGAATCGGAGCGTTGATTTCACATGCTCTAACAACCACCCAGTCACTCTCTGCCAACAATCGGTTGCGTTGTTGGCGAGCAAACGAAGCAAGTTCCATCAAAGATGGCTGAGCAGCATCAATAACAATCGGTTCTCCCGTTGCAGGATCAGCAGAAAGCGTTTTCCCACGGTTGCTCAGTTCACGCATGATTTCTGCGTGTCGTGCTGGTGTAACATCAACAGCATCAAAAGGGATATCTGCGCTGAGAGCAGTGTCGTAAAAACTGTTCGTGGTTTGTGAATATTTGATCATTTGTCGTCCTTTTAAGCGCCAATAGCGATCCAGAATCCTGTGTTGTTGCCGGCAATATCGCCACACAGCAAACGATATTGGAACCTGCTAACAGCCTCAGCAGACATGTCGGCAGTGTAGTTTCCTGTCGGATTTGCTGATGCGACAATAACAAAGCACGCGTTCGGGAAAGCGACGGGGAAGTTTTTAGCAACGTTGTCGTCAGGAGCATTGCCCCACTGAATGATTAAACCACCAGGCAAAACCTGATATCCGGATGACGTCAGAGACTGTTGCTGGAAGACGGTGGAGAATGTGTTTTGGACAAACGCTGTTGTAGCAAGCTGTGTTGTGCTATTACCTAACGCTGGCGTCGGTGCTGTTGGCGTACCTGTAAACGCAGGAGACGCAACAGGAGCATAGTTGTGGGCGTGGTTTGCTGCAGCTGCTCCAAGGTTAGTTAGAGCTTGTGCAGCGGTTGTAGCTCCTGTACCACCATTGACGATCGCTGTCACACCAGTGATGTTTGTTGCCGTTGTGGCAGACGGAACGTTGGTGATTGTAACAGCGCCTGTAAACGTCTGTGTTCCAATCGTGATACTGGTTACAGCAGCGTTTTGTCCTGCGTCTTCAACCCACGACAAACTGCCTGCACCATCAGTAGACAGCACTCGGCCTGCTTGACCTAGTTGGTTTGGCAGAATTGCGTTGGCAACAGCAGCACCTGATGTTTGACCTGGACCAGGGCCGATCATGCTAAGAACTGTGTTCCAGCCCACTGAGGTACCGTTGGAAATCAATGCACGACCTGCAGTAGACGTGTTTTGTGTCGGCAGGGCGTTATCAATCGGGAGTGCTTGTAAGTTTGTAAATGCTGTGGTCATTGTTGTGTCCGTCCGTTAACTTTGTTGTATTTATCGATTACCGTTTTCCGACAAACACTTCAATCAGTCCAGCGTCGCCGTCAAAGTCTTCTAATGCAATTGCAACAACAGAGCCGATTACAGCGTGGGTGTCAGCAACAGCTGTTCCGTCACCATTGGAGACAAGAAAGTCGCCTTTGGTTACTTTACCAGTCACACGACAAGGAACGCGGCCAACGAGAGCGACAGCTACAACGTTTTCGCCTTCGCATTCGCTATTCATTAGATATGCTGGTTTGGTTGACACAATGCCGATTACTTTGAAGTCGTTTGGTGTGTTGGAAGCGGTTACTTCCTTTTCACCACCGATTCTGATCAATGTTCCAGGCTCATACGGCTGATCAGCAACATATTTTTCAGCCAAGTCAGCGTAACGAGCTGCTGTAGCTGTACCGTGAATAACACCACGTGGAACAATCACACCACCAGCAGCGTTCAGCTCAATCATGTCAGCAACATCGTTGTTCACAAACAAACGAAGACGTTGAGCTTCACCGCCGTCGGCAGAGTAAGCGTCAATATAGCACTCATCGCCAAGACCACCAAATTGGTCATTTGGCCAGCTGATCCGACGGCCTGCTTGTAGTCCGATTCCTGTACAGTTGCTGACAGAACCGTTTGTCAAGTTCGTGGCGTTCGTGGCGTTCTGAACGAATGTTGCACCGAGCGCTGTCGTCACGTCGGTTGCTGTTAGAGTGATTGCGCCTGTGCGGGTGTTGAATGAACTAACACCCGTAATAATTGTTTGCCAGCTCGGCGACGTGCCGTTAGTTGTCAGGAACTTGCCTGCATGTCCAGATTGGTTCGGTAGCACTGAAGCAGACGTTGCTGTTGCAACAGCAACTGGCAAGCCACGCTGGTTAAAGAACACACCTTCTGTAGACGACGTTGCAATGAACACCGGCTTGCTGATTGAAGATTGTGTTACAGGTTCAACGGTCGTCATCAGCCCTGCTGTTGAGTCGCTGAGGTAATACACAGCGCCTGGCATCAGGCCAGAAAGGCCGACAACCAAACCTTGTGTCGTTACTGTATACACTGTCGGCGATGCGTCCGAAATAATACCAAACACCTGAGCGTTTGTTACGTTGTTGGCTTGAGCAAGAACATACGGTGATGCAGGGTTGCCCGTTGCACGAACAATCTGTCCACGTGTAAAACTGTTCGCCATCTGAACTTCATCAGATGCGACGTATGCTGAGATCGACATCCAGCCAGCAGATACGCCATCAGACACCAACACATTACCAGAGTTGCCTGTTTGTGGCGGCAGAAGGTCATCAATTTCAATCTCCTGGGAAATCTCAACACCGCGCCAGTTGAAAAATAGGCCAAAGTTTGCACCGAGAGCAATAAACACAGGTTTACTGATGTTACCTACAACGGTGGGTTCAACGGTTGTCATTGCACCCGGTGTTGTTGCTGATAGGAAGTATGCTGCACCCGGCGTCAGCGCTATGTTTGGGATATCAATGATACCGGACGTTGTCACTTCAATTGTGTTTGCGTCCGTTACCTCTGTGATGATACCAACAACGTCGGCTGTTGCATCAGATGCTGCAGAAGCAGGGACATAAATTGATCCGTTGAACCGAACAATCGTTCCTACAGTCATTCCGTGGTTGGGTTGGCTTACGCGAGTTGCTGTACCACCTGAATCTGACCAAGATACCTGCGAGCCATCCGTTTTAAGGAACATCCCTGCTTTATCCGATTGGTCCGGAAACGGATCACGTGTTACATCGATGATTGATTGCATGCCATTATCACGCTTGATGTACATTTTACCATCGTGTGTATTGATTGCGATTTCACCAAGTTGCAACTGTGCAACTGTGGGGATTTTGCCAGGCGTAGCGGAACGCTTAGAAAGAATTGTTTGTGACATAAAGTTCTCCGTGCTTTTGGAGAACACGTTGTGGTATATACCACGCTGTGTTCTAAAGGATATCTATCCTTGATTTATTATTTATTGTTAGGTTACCTGCCTGCTTTCAGGGTCTCGACTTCTTGTTTGAGTTCTTTGATCGCTTCAATCAGCAAACTAACAATTCTGTCGTATTTGACTGCAAGTGTACCATCGGTTCGCTGAGAGACAACTTCTGGTAAAACTTGTTGTATCTCTTGTGCAATCACACCAACATCGTGACGACGTACGAAATATTCGTCGATGCCACCCTTCGATGCAATATATTCGTCAGACCAATCAAATTCAACTCCACGAATTTGATTAACTTTGTCTAATGCGTTGGCAATCGGGGTAACGTTCTTTTTGAGTCTAGCATCAGACGAGAAAAACGCTGTGACATCGTTTGTTGCTCGAATTTCGCCGGTTGTTCCTGAAGCTGCTACACCAACGCCAAGAGATGCAATCTGTGTGTTTGTGTTTGTTATTACAACCGCATCCGTGATTCCGTAACCAGCAAGTGTTGTCGGATTGGTGCCTGATGACACACGACCGTCGGTTCCTACTGTTACTCTCGTGTATGTTCCGCCTGCAACACCTGTGGTTGACAAAGTTGTCGGCAAAGACAGGTTTGGAGACACCAGAGAGATTGATCCTGTGATCGCGCCTGTTAGTGTCAGAGTAGGCTTTTCAGAAATATTTGGCCAACGTGCTGTTGTCTCGTTTACAGTATAAACATTCTGAGACACCGGATCTGATGCATTTGTCGTAACGTCACCTATCAGAACTCTACTAAACGTGTTGTTCATTCTCCTTGTGGATGTAAACACTTCAAGAATACGGACATCATTAGTGTTTCTGCGAACATAGATGTAGTTTATAGTGTTAGGCAGCAATGTAACAGATGTTGGTTGCAACCTTGACCACTGTCCCGCCACGAACACGTCTTGTGCAGATATGTAGGCAATTAGCCCCACGCTTCCAGTAACACGTTTAATTATGTTACGATTAACCCCGGTAATGAAGGCTGTTCTAGCAACAATTGATTGTGTCTGATCAACCCACCGTACCGTGGGTGTGGTTGTTCGTGTTCCTGTGAATCCCTCATTACTGAACGACATCACATACGTGTTGTTCCACGCAGGAATGTTTGTTAGACCCTGCTCAACTGTAAACGCTGTACCATCAAATGTCAGTCTGTTATAAGGAGCTTGCAATACATCACCAACACCCATATATGTTTGGTTAACGTACACGTCACCAGATTGATCAATCAGTATGTTTGAGGTGGTGCTGTTAATAGCACTCACGTTTACAGCGGTTCCGTGAAAATGGCTGCGAGATGAGTTTGCTATGTGTTCGTTTATGAGTGGTGATTCTGTCCAGACCCCTGCCGAAAATGCCAATACACGTGTTGAATTGAACTCACCAGTCTTTCTTACAGCATAATAAAACACATTACGTTTCGGGTCAAATCCCCAATTGCCTGCAGCAACATATCCAGCAGGGAGGGACGGGCTTGTCCCAACAACGTTGTAAGGTGTTACACTAACCATCAGCGTTGCTGAGTCTATTGTAATTCTGTGAATGGCTTGTCCCGGTCCAGTGCAAAATAAAAACAGTGGTGTGTCTGTGTGATCAAACGTTACACATATGTGTTGTTGATTTGTGATGTGTTGAAAGTTGGCTGGCACAGCATTATCCAACACACTTGTTGGTGCGGTTGATGGACGAGCGTCGAACAATCTCCACCGACCAGGCACGATCGACATTGTTGTGCCAATTAACGTGTATTCACCTATCATCCACCGGCCACCGTAAGACGTGCCTACACCAGCAAACATACACATGTTGTTGGGGAACAACATCAGCTGTCTCACCGATTTTGACCAAGGCGACGAATCTGGTGTGGCAAAAGATAGTGTTGGCGACCACCAGAAATCAGCGCTACGATCAAATTGTCTTGTTATTGTTGTTTTGTTGAAAAGAAAGTTTGTGGTGTTCCAAAAGTTGTGTTGCACAAGAAATACCGTGTTTGTTGGTTCATCAAACGAATATCTGCGAGTGGCTTCTGTTTGTCCAGTGGATGGTCCAAAAAACAAATGTGTAGAATTTGGAATGAGTGATGTAACTTGCCCAACGCCTGTTGACATCACTGACGGTGGTATGTCATAAGATAGTGTAAACGTTTGAAAACGTAATCCTGTTGTTCCACTAGCCAGCGCTGTTACCATTATGCCAAACACAACAAACAAGTTGTTGGTAGACGGCACATACATTGGTGAAAAATGTCTGAGTGATATTCCGCTAACACTTGTTATAGTAGGGTGTGTATAGTCAATATCTGCTGTAAAGTTGAACAACGATCGATCTGTTCCGAGCTGTGTCCAGGTTTGCGTGTCAAATATACGAAGAACAAACTGCCCGCTAACGGCTACTAAATCGACAGCTCTGTTCTGTGCCAACACCATTTTGGCATTTGATGATATTGTGCCTACAGGAACTGCAGTGCGGTTCCAGCTGACAGGACTGTCGAGATTGTTTGTTCTTATCAACGTGAGTGTTGATGACGACGGAGATGTGTTTGCTATAGTGACTAACAACCAATCATTGCTGCCTCCGTGAACAGCTGTAATGAACTCTGTTGCAGTCAGAAACGGTGGACGGACCGCATCTGGATCAAACAACCACGACGTTTCTGTTGAAAGTTTACGAGCTTTGAACATGTCTGGTTGGCTACTCCCGTCACTTGCAATGTAATATACACACTCTTCATCATATTCATTGACTATCGTAACCCCCACACCTTCCATCCACGAATAATCAAACTTGCTGGTTATCCCCACAATGTGATCATTACCTTTACCAACTTTTGGCTCAAAGTTCAGGAAGTTGTTGTCAAAGAAATACTGTGCTGTTACCGCCTGGTTCATTTCCTGTGGTTGAGCAAGCGTTAAAGTGCCGTCTGCGTTCCTGATAGCAATGTTGTCTGTGATTCCATAACCAGACAGCGTTGTTGGTTTAGATGTTACTTGTGTCCAACTAACAGTTGCTGACGACAGAGTACCCGTAATAGCAGATGCTGGAATTGTCGGCGATGCTGTCGTAATGGCGCCGTTAAAAAATACATATCCTGATAAACCTGTCGTGTTTTGGCCAAATCCACCATATTGACGAGAGATTGCTGTTGCGTTCCACGTTCCGCTAGTTATTGTACCAACTTGGTTGTTTGTTCCTTGCAAGTTTGTATTGCCCGCAACAACTGCGTTCCCAGCAACCTGAATACCGTTTTTGATTCTGAAATCTGATTCGATTGTAGACATAATGTGAGCCTTCCCTATCCAGCTTTGTTCCTGGGATATTTATGAGCAGAGCAATAAAAAGGGCGCCGTAGCGCCCTTTTTGTCGTATCGCAGATATTACACTACTGTCCAGCCACCACTGAGGTAAATCTTCAGCGCAGATGCTGTCGTATCGTACCATAGTTGGCCGATTGCTGGCGAAGTTGGAGCAGAGCCAGCAACATTAGCAATTGTGCCGCCAGGAGCACCAGCAGAACCAGTGAAGCCTGTTGAGCCAACCGCTGCGTCAACCCACTGTGAGCTGTCGCCATCGTTGAACCAAATCTTCAGACGACCGTTTGTGGTGTCAAACCACAGATCACCATCAGCAGGCGACACAGGAGCAGTTGCACCTGTGAACGTTGACGCGTCAGCACCAGCAGAACCGGTGAAGCCAGCACTACCCGTGAAGCCAGCTCCTTGTGAACCGGTGAAACCGATCAAGCCTTGCGAGCCTGTGTAGCCTTGAACACCCTGGATACCTTGCAGACCTTGAACGCCCTGAGCACCCTGCGAACCAGTGTAGCCTTGGATGCCTTGTGGTCCCTGAGGGCCCTGAACACCTTGTTCACCTTGTGAACCTGTGAAGCCAGTTGGGCCAGCCACGGTAGAAGCAGAACCGGTAAAACCGATAGGACCCTGCGGGCCAGTTGCACCTTGAGGACCAGTGATACCAGTAGCACCTGATAGGTCGTTGACGTACGAGTACGATGTACCGTCCCACAGATACAGACGGCTGTTTTCCGGATCGTTGACATTTGCTGTCTCAATGATAGCAAACTGACCTGCTGTGATGCCAGTAGGTGCTGTATCAGCGGTTAGAGCGGCAACAGAAGCGTACACTTTTGCAATCGTGAAGCCCATACCGGTGTCACCTTTGGAACCGGTAAAGCCAATCTCACCTTGTACACCCCGAACGCCTTGTGAACCTGTGAAGCCAGTAGCACCAACAGAACCTGTGAAGCCAGTAGCACCAACAGAACCTGTGAAGCCAACATCACCCTGAACGCCCTGAACGCCTTGTGAACCTGTGAAGCCAGTAGCACCAACAGAACCTGTGAAGCCAGTAGCACCTTGCGGGCCAGCGGCACCAGTGGAACCTGTTAGACCGATATCACCCCGAGAGCCTGTGTAGCCGAGTACACCCTGTGAACCAACATCGCCCTTAGAGCCTGTGTAGCCGATTGGGCCTTGAATCCCTTGTTCACCTTGAACGCCTTGAGGACCGATTGGACCTCGAATCCCTTGTTCACCTTGTGAACCTGTGAAGCCAATAGAACCGGTGAAACCTGTTGGACCAGCAACTGTAGAAGCAGAACCTGTAAAGCCTGTTGGGCCTTGCGGACCTGTCAGACCAGCAGTACCTGACAGATCTGTTACGTATGAGTAAACAGAACCGTTCCACAGATATAACTTAGCATTGTCAGCGTCGTTGACGTTACCAGTTTCAATGATAGCAAACTGACCAGCAGAGATGCCAGTAGGTGTCGTATCAGCGGTTAGAGCGGCAACAGAAGCGTATGTCTTTGCGATTGTGAAGCCCATACCGGTGTCACCCTTGGAACCAGTAAAGCCTGTCGCACCTGCTACGCCAGTCGCACCTTGAGAGCCAGTGAAGCCGGTTGTGCCTTGTGAACCAGCCGGTCCAGCAGATCCTGTGAAACCTTGTTCGCCCTGAGAGCCTGTGAAACCGGTTGTGCCTGCAGCACCGGTTGCGCCTGTGTTGCCCTTAGAGCCTGTGTATCCGATAGGACCTTGAACGCCCTGGATACCCTGTACACCTTGAACACCCTGTACACCTTGAACGCCTTGTGAACCCGTGAAACCGATAGAACCAGTGAAACCTGTTGGACCAGCAACAGTAGAAGCAGAACCAGTGAAACCAGCAGAACCAGTGAAACCTTGCAGACCTTGCTCACCAACGTCTCCCCTGGAGCCAGTGAAACCAGTTGTACCTTGTGGTCCTTGCAGGCCTTGAGAGCCTGTGAAACCAGTTGCGCCTTGCGGACCAGCGACGGTAGAAGCAGAACCTGTAAAGCCTGTATCACCCTTGGAGCCAGTATAACCAATCGCACCTTGTGGACCAGCAACGGTAGAAGCAGAACCAGCGTAACCGATCGGACCTCGCGGGCCAGTTAAGCCTGTTGTACCAGACAAATCTGTTACATATGTGTAGGCAGTGCCTGACCACAGATACAACTTAGCGTTGTCTGCGTCATTGACGTTGCCTGTTTCAATAACAGCAAACTGACCAGGAACGATTCCTGTCGGTGCTGTATCAGCGGTTAGAGCGGCAACAGAAGCGTACACTTTTGCAATCGTGAAGCCCATCCCTGTTTCGCCTTTGGAGCCAGTGAAGCCGATTGAACCAGTAAAACCAACAGAGCCTGTCAGACCAGTCGGTCCTTGAATACCTTGCTCGCCTTGTGAACCTGTGTATCCACGAGAGCCTGTAAAACCTTGCGCGCCTTCCGCACCGTTTGTACCGTTTGTACCAGCAGAGCCAGTGAAACCGGTTGCACCTTGAACGCCCTGTGAACCAGTGAAGCCGATTGGGCCTTGGGTTCCTTGAGGTCCTTGAATACCTTGTTCACCTTGAATGCCTTGAGCACCCTGCGGGCCCTGAATACCTTGAGAGCCAGTGAAACCGGTTGCACCTTGAGCACCCTGTGAGCCTGTGAAGCCAGCACCGGCTGGACCTATGGAACCTGTGAAACCAGTCTCACCTTGGATGCCTTGAACACCCTGCGGGCCTTGAACACCCTGCGGGCCTTGTGAACCGGTGAAACCGATTGAACCAGTGAAGCCTGTTGGACCAGCAACAGTAGAAGCAGAACCAGTGAAACCAGTTGCACCCTGCGGGCCAGTGATGCCCTGTGTACCCGACAAATCTGTCACATACGAGTATGATGTGCCGTTCCACAGATATAACTTAGCGTTGTCTGCGTTTTGTGGATCACCTGTTTCAATAACAGCGAACTGGCCTGCAACAATCCCTGTAGGTGTCAGATCTGCTTCCAGAGCAGCAACAGATACGTACGACTTCGCGATGCTGAAGCCCATCCCTGTATCACCTTTGGAACCGGTGAAACCACGCTCGCCTTGCGCTCCGTTAGTGCCAGCTGAGCCTGTAAAGCCCTGAACGCCCTGAATACCTTGTGTACCCTGCGGGCCCTGTGGGCCTTGAACACCCTGTGGGCCTTGTGAACCGGTGAAACCAGCTACACCCTGAATACCTTGCAGGCCCTGTGAACCGGTGAAACCGATTGAACCCTGATAACCTACTGTTGCGCCTGCCCAAGATGTGCCGTCCCATGTATAGACTTTAGTGCCGATAGAGTAGATGTCACCAATCTGCGGACTAGCTGGAAAATTTAAAGCAGCCATTGTTTTGTCCCTTTAGAAAACTGTTGTTGAATGATTGATATATTTATGATGATGCTGTCAATAGTTAAACATCTGCTGTATTTGTGTCTGGGTTAACCATTTAAGGTAGCAGCAAACACAAAATCAACGTTGTTCAATGAAGTATCAGCAACAGACGGTCCTACCAGCGTTAGAAGATCGCCTTGTGCGACTACGATCTCTGTTGAGGCTGAAAAAGTTCCAGTCGTGCTGCCAGCACCAAACGTTACAGTACCTAGCTGAACATTGTGTCTCCGGAATGAAAATACACGTTGTGCAGTAGGACCTGCATCCGCACGGGCTAACGAGCCTGCAAAGTTAGCCGGAATTGTGAACGAGCGTGGTGACAGAAACCGTAAAATCTGCTGGTTAGTTGTTGTAAGACCACCAATCACGCTAGCAAACACGTCGTAAGGCACACCTTGAATTGATCCTGCTGAGCCTGTGTAGCCGATCGAACCTGTGTAGCCAGTTAGACCAATTGTACCAATCGCTGCGTCTACCCATTGTGCACTGTCGCCGTCAACGTAGTAAATCTTCAGTTGGCCGTCAACCGATGACCACCACTGATCGCCGGGTGCTGGATTAGCAGGAGGAGCAACGTCAATAAACGTTACACCACGTGACCCCGTAAAGCCGAGTTCACCTCGCGAGCCAGTAAAACCCACGCCTTGAGAGCCAGTGAAACCAACAGAACCTGTGAAACCTGTCGGGCCAGGAACTTCAGATGCAGACCCAGTGAAACCTATGGATCCAGTGAAACCTATGGATCCAGTGAAACCCACAGATCCAGTGAAACCCTCAACACCTTGAGATCCTGTAAAGCCCCGCGATCCTGTAAAGCCTGTTGGACCAGCAACCGTCGACGCAGAACCGGTGAAGCCGATATCACCGCGGGAGCCTGTGAACCCAGCGCCAGCAGAGCCAGTGAAACCGATTGAGCCTGTAAAACCTAGATTCCCTCGTGAACCAGTGAAACCGCGAGAACCGGCAAAACCTATTGCACCCTGCGAACCTGTAAAACCTATAACACCAGCAGAGCCTGTGAAGCCGACACTACCCGTGAAACCTACAGAACCAGTAAATCCTGACCCTCCACCACCGCCTGTTGCACTGATAGTTATCGTTTGTGGATCTGCTAGGTTGTCTGTTGTAATTGTTACGTTGTTACCTGCAACTAATCTCAACGTATCGAGTCCTACTGCAGTCAATGTTCCCTGCCCACCAACCTCAATAAACTTAAACGTTGAATTCATGCCAACCTTGACAGCACCGCCGCCGAGATCGGTTATGTCAAACCCTGAAGCTGTATCAAAGCGCAACGATGTTGTAGTAATGTCACCCGGAAGCACAGTCATCCCGTTGATCAAGCCGACAGTTAAAGCAGCTGACGAACCAGTAAACCCGATAACACCACGAGATCCAGTGTATCCAACAGGACCTTGGACGGTTCCAGTTGTTAGCGCCCAACCCTTGCCGTTGTATATCCACGATCTCCCACCAAGAGAGTAAACATCACCTACAGATGGCGATGAGGGAAAATCAATAAAAGACATAGTTGGCAGCCCCAATCAAACGTGTTTGCAAGCTGCTAATTAAGCGCTTGGTTGTTCTGTGTTTTCTTCTAATGTAGCGTCAATAGGTTGGTTGAGGTGCGCTGGACGCTCGATTGCCGTGTGTGCAAGCGCTTCCACTGGCTCGTTAGTGCCGACGTACCAATCTTTACCAACAGAAGTTGCCCAGCTTTGCACAGGAACATCGAACGCTTGTTCCCTTGTCACTGGACCATAGTAGTAGTATGCTTGTGTTAACAGTTCTGAAAGTTGTTCGTACATGTTTATCCCCATGAGTAAGTTGTTTGTGTTATTGGCAGAGCAGCAATGTTTATTACAGGTCTGTACAATGTCATGAAGTATGCCCCTTCGGTTGGTATTGGATTAGAAGCCCAAACACCTGGGACATCAGACCCTTCCAAACCTGAAGGATTATACACTGTTCCTGTAAACATTGGAACAGTTGCCCATTCACCAGGAACATTTATGTTTTGTTCGCTGTATCCACCGCCTGTTGTATTGAATGGCAGTATTGCTGACGGACCAAACAGCACTTCTGGGCGCGTGCCTATGACATAGTAGGATGTTATATCAGGCAGCGCTGCACCAGACAGCATTTCTGCTGATGCAGGTAGAATGGTCCAGTCAGCCATTATTATGCTCTAAACAGAATGTGAGCAGTAACGTTGCCTGTGTTGTTTGCAACGGGCGCTTGGTTAAACACACGAGCAAACTGAGCTGTTGTTGTACCAGTATACAATGCTACACCGTCCGTTGTTACAGCTTGGTGAGCGCTGAGGTTGAACCCGTTTGTAACAGCGAATGGTTGCCCGTAAGAAGCTAGCGTTCCTGGCGTAGCTCTGTTAAATAGCCCAGTAATCCACACGTTTGCGGCGGCGGAACCACACATCAGTGACCCTTTAAAAGGAACAATCTTGGTGCCAATACCACTACCGGCTCCGGCTACGGTTCCGGCTCCGGTTGGCCCCAGCAATGATAGGAAAAAAGGTCCTGTTACGGTTGCTAGTGTTGTTGCTGTCAGTACACTCCAGCTTAACAAATTGTCTGAAGCGTTGAAGCGCATCACAAACAGTTGGTTATCCCACACCGCAATTCCTGACCCTCCGAATCCTCCTCTGTGTGCATGAACAGTCACATGCGCACCTTCACCTGTGTTTCCCTGAACGCGCCACACGCTGTGGTTAATAGCAAGGGAGGGGGTGTTACCTATACCGTTGTGCATGTACACAAATCCTTTATAGTCAACTGTCATGTCTGTGAACCCGGGAACAGCCAATGGGGATGCGCCTGCTCCGCTTGTGAACGTTCTTTCAGAAGTAAACGTGGACAGGTTGATGATCTCCATTCGAGGGGCTGTTGCAACAATTTCTCTGTATGATGCGTATAGGTAGTCGTCGTCAATTGCCAGCGCCCGGGTTCCTGTAGGCACAGCCAGCGCTGTAACCGTCATATCCGTCCAGTTCAGACGAGCAACACCCGTTGGTGTTGAAAAATACAGATTAACACCGCCGTCATAGACAACGTCCAACACATCTCCGCTAATTCCAGTTACAGCAGACCACGACAGCGTATCAAGATCCAACCTGAACACACCGCTGCTTGTTGCTGCATACACGAACCGACCGTTGATTATAACAATATTGCGAATTGCATGACCACCGCCAGAGTTGTATGATACTGCCTGTATTCTGTTTGGACCGCTGATAGCAGCGTCTAAAGGACCCCCAGTGATTGGCATAATATAGTGAACAGCGCTTGTGCCGTTAGAACTGAAGAACCCGTTACCGTCTACAGGCAGCTGTGTCGTATCCAAAGCGGCACCGGTCGGTGGGATTACGTGCAGACCATAAATTCTACCAGTGTTGTATGCTGATGTAGCACCAGCAAGTTTCAGTGAGCTGACAATCTTCTTGCCGCTATCCCACACATATTCGTGACCGCTACCAAAGTTACCCAACATACCATGGTGGTTATTTGGGAACTGTATGGTAGAACCATAAATGATTTGTGTGCTGTTTGGTGGGTACATACCAAACGACGTGTTAATCACAAACTGTTGGCAAGCAGCCCAACCTGTGTGTCCGTTGCGGGTACGCGGAACCCAGAAAGAGTGTGGGCGAGCGGTTGTTACAGAAGTTGTGTTACCATAAAACTCACCAATAGTTAACGCGCTCGTCCAACCGAAGCAAGGAACTGTTTTGTCCAGAATGTCTTCAGGTGCTTCGCGTTCAAATTCAAACACACCCTGCCAAGGTCCGAGTTCCGAACGAACGGCAGTAGCAAATGCAGCGTATCGTGCTGTTGCAAACACATAGATTACGTTGTTGCTGTACTGGAGACTCAGAGGGAATGCACCTTGGTTCATAAACGTTTCGTTTGTGGGAACGTTAGTTGATGTATTCCAGTGTTCACAAGCATTGACGTACCATAGCCCTGCAGGTGTATCATACCGCAGGATCATGTATTTTGTTGTTGGATTAGGTCCGTCATTGTTTGGTGCTGCGTACACTTTGGTAACGTGTGCGCCTCTCACGCCAGACGAGACTGTATCAATCAAAGACCACCCCAATGAGGTTAGTGCTGTATTGACAGCATCAATAATGTTTGTTGCGCTTTGTTCGTTTGAAATCACAATTTGACGGCTTGCTGTGCCCGTCACGTTAATGTTTACGCTCATGGTTTTCCTTTGAGAAATAAGAGTGTTGGGTGAGGTGTTATCTATTTATGATTTGACTTTGGTAACATTATGTGTAAACCAAACAAATCACAGCATTGACTGCACCGCCTGCTTGCACAACGTCAACGGTCAGGAAATCTGTTATGGCCATAGGGACATTGACAGTATAGTTGGGTGATCTGAACTCATTCGCTTGCACGCGTGGTAGTGTTGTCGGCCCGCCAAAAATAGACGTTCCGTTTACTTTTATATCAATGACAGTTGCTCTGTTTCCTGGTGTTCCAACGCTGAAATATACTTTTGTTAGAACGATAGGATCGTGAGGATACCACCGCAACGTTCCTGTGCTCTGCACAACAGGCCCGTGGATGTTGTATTTTGACACTGTTGTTGCTGGCAATCCTTGAGATCCTGTATACCCCAATGTACCTGCATTGGCGAGTTCTACCCACTGATTGGTGTTGCCATCAAACATGTAGAAATACTGAATGCCAGTGGTTGAGTCTATCCATATATCGTTCAACTCGGCACTCAAAGGAGGTTGATCAGCCAGATGCGTGGTTATGGATCCTTTCGAGCCTGTAAACCCAGTAGCCCCTCTTGAACCAGTAAAGCCAAGATCACCACGTGAACCGGTAAAACCAAACGATCCTGTAAAACCAAACGATCCTGTAAAACCAAACGATCCTTGTGAACCAACAAAGCCTGTTATACCTTGAGATCCTGTGAAGCCACGCGAACCAGTAAAGCCAGCAGGGCCTGGTTCGGTTGATGCCGAACCGGTGAAGCCAGCACTACCCGTGAAGCCAACAGAACCTGTAAAACCGATTGAACCAGTGAAGCCCAAATCACCACGGTCACCTCGTGAACCGGTAAAGCCAGCGCCGGCAGAACCTGTGAAACCTGTTGAGCCAGTGAAGCCTTGAATACCTTGTTGTCCGGCAGAACCTGTAAAACCGACCCCGGCGGGGCCTTGCGAACCGGTGAAACCTGTATCACCCCGAGAGCCTGTGAAACCAGCGCCTGCTGAACCTGTGAAACCGACAGAACCAGTATATCCTAAATCTCCGCGCTCACCTTGTGAACCTGTGAAACCAGCGCCTGCTGAACCTGTGAAACCGACTGAGCCAGTGAAGCCTGTTGCTCCATCTTGACCGTTTATACCATCAGCACCACGTGAACCTGTGTAACCCTCCGATCCTGTGAAACCAACCAATCCGCGAGAACCAGTGAAGCCAATGTTACCTGGATTACCTTGAACACCCCGCGAACCAGTAAAACCGATGCCGCCCTGCGACCCTGTAAAACCTGTTGCACCAACTGAGCCTGTAAAGCCCGTATCACCACGAGGACCCTCTACACCTGCACTACCAGTGTAACCGAATGTACCCTGCGAACCGGTGAAACCGATGTCACCACGGGGGCCCTCTACGCCTGCACTACCTGTATAACCAAATGCACCCTGTGATCCTGTGAAACCTACTGGACCGATAATACCTTGGGCACCAGATAGATCGCTCGTATACACATATTGCGCACCATCCCACAAATAGATTCTGCTGTTTTCAGGATTGTTAACGTCGCCTGTCTCAATAATCGCAAACTGGCCTGCAACGATTCCAGTCGGTGCTGTGTCTGCAGTTAATGCAGCGACAGAAGCATACACTTTTACAACCGCAAATCCTAATCCAGTATCACCTTTGGAACCTGTGAAGCCAACTTCACCTTGTGAACCAGTAAAACCAATGGAGCCTGTGTAGCCGAGTTCACCTCGAGATCCAGTGAAGCCTGTTGAACCTGTAAAACCAGGCAAGCCTTGATCGCCCTCAGGGCCTTGCACACCTGCACTACCTGTGAAACCGCGCGAACCGGTAAAACCAACACCCTGCGAACCGGTGTAACCAGTCTCACCTTGAATACCTTGAACACCCTGCGAACCGGTGTAACCAGTCTCACCTTGAATACCTTGAACACCCCGCGAACCAGTGTAACCCGTGTCGCCTTTATCGCCTGTTTTTGCAAACGTAATAATGACGTCTTCACCGTCAACAAACGTCAACTGTCCTGAAAGAGCGCCAATAACAAACTCAAAATATCCGGAATGATCGATCACATTAGTGATTGTAAACATTGCGAAGTTCGTGTTGTCGAACTTTTTCGCAATGTGGAAATGACCTTTGATTGCACTTGTGCTTTGTGCAATCATCAAAAAGAAAGTTCTGGCGCTTGTGCCACCGTCGTCTGCATCATCGATGTACACACGTGTTGCTGATGTGATGTTTGGTGTGTCAAACCTAACTTTACCGACACCCGGATCTTCTGCTGTTGTCAGTGACGAATATGTGTAGTCGAAAGCCGCGCCACCAAAGTTACCGTCTTGTCCAGCGGAACCGGTGTATCCGGTTGAGCCTGGTGGCAGTGATGCGCTAATCGTTAGCGTTTGCGGCGATGCTGTGTTGTTTGTGGTGATCGTGACGTTGTCGCCAGCAACAATCTTTAGTGTATCAAGACCGACAGCAGTTAGCGTCCCTTGTCCGTTCACTTGAATGAACTTGAACGTTGAGTTCATCCCAACTTTAACCTCACCGTTTCCAAGATTTGTTAGGCCAAAACCAGAATCGGTGTCAAAGCGAAGCATGCTAACGTTTGCAATCTCGCCTGATTTTGCGTTTGCGCTGTTAATCAGACCGACAGAAACACTTCCGGATGGAACAGTTCCCCAACTGACGGTTGTTCCATCAGTTGTTAAAAACTTACCCCCATTGTTCGTCTGTAATGGCAATAAATTATTAGTCGCATCTTGCAGTGTTGTGGCGCCTGTACCACCGTGCTCAATAGGGACTACGTCACCCGTTCTAAATCGTGTGAGTGATCCGTCTTGGGAAAGTTTTAACGGTTTGATGTCTGCCATGTTTTATCGCCCAGTAGAGATTATAGTGTATTCCATATTTATGACTAACTGCTTGATATACATTTGTTGTCTTGGCAGAAAGTTTGTGGTACAATAACGCACGCTGTAGAACAAGGAGATTTTATGACAAAAGTAGCACTGATTGACGTAATCGGGCTGACGTATGATGGAACAACGCTGTCCAAACGAGGTTTGGGTGGGTCTGAATCCGCTGTAATCTTGATGAGCAAAGAACTTGCTGCCCTCGGTTTTGATGTTACTGTTTTCAACAACTGTATTGACCGCGAAGCACAGGAAGGTGTGTATGACGGTGTCAAATACATTGACATCAACCGTTTGCGTCAGCCATACGATTATCAGTTTGATGTTGTAATCTCGTCTCGCACCGTATTTCCATTTGTTCGCGAGCAAGATCAGCCTCATATTCAGTATGACTGTCGCCATTTCCGCAAACTTGCTGAAGCAGCGAAGTTAAAGATTGTCTGGCTGCACGATACGTTCTGTCAAGGTGACCACATTCTCGAGCATATGCTCGTCACCGGTGCGATTGACGAAATCTTTACACTGTCCGACTTCCATACAACATATGTTGGCACATGCGATCACGGTCGCAAGCGTATGATGGAAGTGACGAAGCGAAAAATCTTTATGACAAGGAACGGCGCAATGCTGTATCCTGGTGAGGTGGATATTAAGGCAAAAGACCGCAATCTTTTCGTATATAACGCTTCCGTAACGAAGGGTATGATCCCTCTCGTCAATACAGTATGGCCAATCGTTAAACGGCAAATCCCTGACGCCAAACTCAAGGTGATTGGTGGTTACTACAGGTTCCGTGAAAATGCTGCTCCTGACGAGCAAGAGAAAACTTGGCGACAGATGGTTGCTGACCCAAAGTATGCTGATCTCGGGATTGAGTTCACTGGGGTTATCAAGCAAAGTGAGATTGCCGAGATCCTCAAACAGGCATCGTTTATGATCTATCCGCCAGCGTTTCCTGAAACGTTTGGCATTTCGTCGCTAGAAAGCCTGCTGTACAACACCCCGTTGATTACCAGCCGTTTTGGTGCTTTGGAAGAGACAGCGATTGATCAGGCAAGTTACTTTACAGACTATTCGGCAACACCAAATGGTCTGTACCCGTGGATTGATGAGAATGCACAGTGTGTTCGGATCGCTGAGCTAGCCATCCATGCTTACCACAACCCATATCTCCACCAGCAGAAGATGTACTACTGCAACATCGTCAAGGGAATACACGGGTGGGACAGTGTTGCTCTTCAGTGGAAGCAGCACTTATACAACAAACTTGGTCTGTATCTGTCTGCTGACGAGTATCGCAAGGTTAGTTATGTTAATGCGCGTGTTCGCGAAGTATTTGGCCGTCGGTTTTCTAACCCTGACGATATCTACTATCCTCGCAACGCTCAACAACGGATTGTTGTTGTATCTCCTGTCTATAACGCAGAGAAATACGTCGAGAAGTGTATCCGTTCTGTTGCCTCACAGGATTACGACAACTGGGTTATGTATGTTGTAGACGATCGTTCTACTGACACGACTTTTGCAACTGCAAAGAAGGCAGCGCAGATTTACGGACGCGATCGTGTTCACGTTATCCGCAACGAAGAAAACAAAGGCGCGGTTTACAATCACGTGAGCACAATCCTGGAACATTGTAAACCAGACGACGTTGTGATGTTGATTGACGGCGATGACGCTCTTGTTGCGGACAACCAAATCTTCCACAAGTATAACAACTTGTATGACGGAACAACGGACTTCACGTATGGTTCGTGCTGGTCTATGGTTGATAGCATTCCGCTTGTTGCTCAACCATATCCAGAGCACATTAAACAAGCAAGAGCATATCGCCAGCACAAATTTAACTGGAATATGCCGTACACTCATCTGCGAACATTTAAGGCTTCGTTGATGTTAGATAACGTTGACTTGTCAATGTTCCAAGACAGCAACAGGAAGTGGTACAAGGCAGGTGGTGATGGTGCTGTGTTCTACGCTATGATCGAGCGCGCAAGACCGGAGGCTGTTAAGGCCATTCAGGATATCGTCTATCTGTACAATGACATCAACCCGCTAAATGATTACAAAATCAACGGCGGCGAGCAAACGAGAGCAGCAAATGAAATCCTGAACAAAAAGCAAGGTATTGCTCCATCACAATCAGCATTGAAAACACAACTTACAACAACAAAGCCTATTATGAACAAAACGATTCTAATCGCTATTCCAACAAACAAATATATTGAACCTGACACGTTCAAGTCAATCTACGACTTAGAGATCCCAGAAGGATACACAACAACGTTCCAGTATTTCTTCGGCTATCAAGTAGACCAAATCCGCAACCTGATCGCTCACTGGGCAGAGAGGTTTGATTATCTGTTCGCTGTTGACAGCGATATGTCGTTCCCGCCTGATACGTTGAAGAAGCTGCTCGCTCACAACAAGGATGTTGTTTCTGGCCTGTACATCCAGCGGAAGCCGGGCCAACACATCCTTGAGATTTACCGGAACGGACGAAATGTTCCGTATCAGGACATTAAGGGTCTAGGGCTGGTTGAGGTTGACGGCTGTGGGTTCGGATGTGTTCTCGTCAACAGCGATGTCATCCGCAAGATTGGCTATCCGCAGTTTGTCTATAAATCAGCGCTTGACCACAAGGACACGTTCAGTGAAGACACGTACTTCTGTATGAAGGCAAAGCAACACGGTTTCCGCATTTGGGCAGACACAACAATCCAGTGTAAGCATCACGGTAGTTCCGTATTTGAGGTTGACAACACGATTGAGCAGACGCCGGCAGACCGTCTCCGCGAACTCGGTCGTATCATGCTGTTGCCAAAGCCACACGTTGACCATCTGTTCTATATGGCAAGCTGCGGGATTAAACCAAAGGTGATTTATGACATCGGCAGTTGTGTTCTCCACTGGACGAGTGTTGCTAAGCAAGTGTGGCCTGATGCTGAGTTCTGTCTGTGCGAGGCAATGCCAGAAGTAGAGCCAATCTACAACGAGAACGGGATCGTCAACTACAACCTCGGCGTATTGTCTGATGTTGATGGCAAAGAACTGACATTCTACCAGAATACCACTCACCCTGGTGGTAACTCATACTACAAAGAGAACTCGGAAGTCAATCCTGTTGCTGATACGTATTTTAATGAAAAGCATGCTCGCAAGGTCAAAGCACGGACGCTGGATGCTGTTGTTGCTGAGAAGAAATGGCCGTTGCCTGATCTAATCAAGATGGATGTCCAAGGTGCTGAAATGGACGTGCTAAAAGGCGCCACAAACACGTTACAACAATGCGAACATCTGATAATGGAGCTCCAGAATGTTGAGTACAACAAAGGCGCTCCACTGAAAGATACTGTGATCGACTATCTGAAGACGATTGGTTTTGAGCCAGTTGGCGGAGGATTATTCTGTGCAAACGGCGTAGACGGAGACTATCACTTCCGTAGAGTGAAATAAAAAAGGGGCCCGAAGGCCCCTTTTTATTGACTGAAAGTCCTTACGGATTACAGTTGGATTGGCATACCAATTTGGATTGCCAGAGATGTTGCAGAGAGGGCAATGCCAACTGGAGCAACGAACTGACCTTCGGTTGTCGGCACTGTTGTTGTAACAGCGCCAGCAACTGTCGGAGACAGGAAGTAGCGAGCACCTGCTGTCAGACCAGTCAGACCAGTCAGAGCACCTGCTGTAGCAACCTTGCCGGTCACGCCAACTGATGTAACAAAGCCGATTACCTTCACAGCACCAGCCGCGTTAGCTTGTGCTCTAGCAACACCACCTGTGCCTGTTGCGTACACAGCATCACCAACAGCCAGACCAGTTGTGTCAGCTGTGATTGTCGATGCAGCAGTGTCGATAGCAACGGTACCAGCAGCTGTCAGACGACCATCAGCACCAACGGTGAATGTTGGGATTGCTGTTGCGGAACCGTATGAACCTGCTGTAACTGTTGTGTTAGCGATAGAAACAACACCTGCTGTAGCTGTCAGACCTGTACCGATCTGTACAACACCTTTGGATGTTGCTGTTGCGTCGTCGACAGTGATTGTCAGTGTGTTGTTGCCGCCAACGGTGGTGCGAACACCTTGCGCGTTGTCGCCCAGGAAAGCAAACGTTTCACCAAGAGCCAACTGGTCCGTGGTTGTACCATCACCCAGAGTAACGCTGGTGCTTGCCAACATTGCGTTGGTGATAGCACCAGTACCGATGAACAGGCCATCAGCGTCTGTAGACAGACCACCAGAAGCTTTCAGTTTCAGAGCAAGAGTAGATGTTTCTGAAACTTGGTCAGGGGTGAAGTGCAGGCCACCAGTTGCAGCCAGTTCCACGTCCAGACGGTTACCTGTCTTAGACAGACCCAGACCAGCTGTAATCTGACCAGTACCTGTGAACTGAACCCAAGCTGTACCAGAGAATACGTAACCGGTTTCTGTCGAGCTGTCGAACAGGGCGAAGCCATCAGTAGGCGTTACACCAGCACCCCAGCTCGAACCGTCGGAAGTGTAGATCCGGTTGTCTGTTGTGTTGACAAAACGTGTACCAGCTGCAGGAACTATGACAGGAAGAACAGCACCGATACCGGCCACTGGTTCTTGCCAGCTCAGGCCACCAGCCAGCGAGTCAACATAACCCTTAGTAGCAGCGTGCAGAGCAGTTGTAGGAGCAGCGTTCAATGTCAGGAAGCCTGTCATTGTATCGCCAGTTTTGCTTACCTTACCGTCAATGTTTATCTGCAAATCTCTGTCAGCGGCTGCACGAGTAGATGCTTCAGCTGTGATGTTACCTTGCAGAGTTGTGTCGGCCTGACCGCGCGCGGTTGCTTCATTGCTGATAGCAGATGCGTTTGCGGCTACTGCTGCAGCCAACAGAACGTCAGCGTTGTTCAGAGATGTAGCAGCACTGATGTATGCGCTTCCAACATTTGCTACGTATGCGCCAGTATCAGACAGACCAGCACCAGCTTGTGTTGCGTCCAACTCACCTTGCAGAGCACCGACAGCGTTTGTACGAGCGGTTACTTCGTTGTTGATGGATGTTTGCAGAGCACCGTCAGCAGTCGTGCGAGCTGTTTCTTCAGCTTTCAGAGCTGTGTCGAGAGTTGTCAGGGCAGAACGGATTGTCAGAGTGCCTGCTGACAGACCAGCCAAATAGTTTGAACCTGTGAATGCTGTTAGTGCACCTTCTGTTGTTAGACCAACAGAAGCTTCGATTGCGTCGATTTGCGACTGCAGATCTGTGCTACCAGTGGCGGCGGCGGCGGCAACGGCGTTGATAGCGCCAACAATAGATGTAGCACCTGCAGCAGAGTTAGTGAATGTAACACCTGTCAGAGTGCCGTCAAGAGCTGTACCAATAGACAGCTGTGTAGCGTCCAACTCACCCTGCAGAGCACCGACAGCGCTTGTACGAGCGGTTGCTTCAGCGTTGATGGCTGTTTGCAGTGCTGTGTCAGCGCTTGCGCGGGTGGAAGCTTCTGAAGCTAGGTCAGCATCGAGTTCGTTGATAGCAGCAACGAGGCTTGTCTTAGCTGTTGTTGTCAGCAGCGTCAGGTCACCAGTACGTGACGTAACGAACGGTTGGGTAGCGGCTAAATCACCATTAACCAGACCAAATACGGTATCTCCGCTTTGCAGCTGTTGCAGTTCCCCGGTTAACGGGTTTAATACGAGAACTTTTCTAGTAGCCATTGATTTTCTCCTTGAAATTTAGAAGGCTTGTGTTAACATTTTTTTGCTGGTGATTGGGCCCAATCCAGCAATGGACTTATTTATGGTCAATCGTAAGTTTTTCTCAAATTCCGCAATATCTTACAGCTGAATTGGGGGTTCTACGTTGACATCAATCATTGTTGGTGACAACGCTTTGCCAACTTTAACAACGAACAGATTATCGCCAACGGGCGGTGTTGACGTGATTCCGCCAGGGAAGTCTGAACGCAAGAAATAATCTCGTCCAGCAACCAGACCGCCTGTAGCGCCTGTCAAAATGTCCCATTCAGGAGTAATCTTTTCAACAACGCCCTTCGTGGTGATTTCAACAACCTCACCTGGGTTAGCAACAGTGTTTGTTACTAAACCAACAACGGCTGACTTTTCGTGATCGTTTGCTTGTGCCTTTTTACATTCTGCTCCGTTAGCTAGCGTGATATAAACAGCCATGCCTTTGAGGATGGCTGATGTTTCACCGTTCAGTTTAGTGAATGTTTGAACTGCTGTGCCACCGCTGCCAACTGGCGCCCACTGAACCCAGTCAGCGTTTGTAATGCCTGCTTTAAGTGTGAAATATTGGTCAGCAGCAATGACATAGACCAACATCCCTAGTTTGCGGCGGTCGGCAGTAATAGCATCACGGTCGGCCAACGTAGCAACGGACCTATAGCCACCACGGTTGTATTGCTCGTCTGTTACCGCATATGTGTCCGTTGAGTCAGTTGGGGCAATAAACCCTGCTACCCGTACTGATCCTGGTATCGCTGCCATTATTGTTTTCTCCTGATTATTAGCTTACAGCGATCGTAATCGCGCCGCCGAGAACGTTTGTCGTTCTGTGAACACGATAATCTTGGACAACACCAAACGCGTTCGTGACTGAGACAATGACAGGCGGTTCGAAAGGAACGTCTAGGTTTGTTGATGTATCTTTAAATGTTGTTGCGGTTCCAAACACAGTCGGGTAAGCAATCCACTTATACCCACCAGCGTTGAATGAATAGTTGCCTGCGAGCCCAGAAACAAGTCCGTTAACTCGCAACGCTTCTATTTGGTTTTCCGTCAATGTAGTATTTACACTTTCACCAAAAAATCTCCGCCATTGCCAAGTCACTGTAAAGTCGCGTGTGAATACTGTTGTCTGTGTGTTTGTTGCCCGAATCCGCCAAACGTGCGTTGTTGCTGTCGTCTTTGTCGCGTCAGCAAAGGAAAGCACTTCTGTTCCGTCGTTAGCCAAACCGACTGCTAGCGACGTTGTGCCACCAGTGATGTTCTGGATCTCGACGGTGTTTGCGGTGATGTTGGATGCGTTGGTTGCTGTCCATGTAAACGTTCTGTTTGCGCCCGTAACGGTTGCGCCAACTTCTAGCGTTGTTGATTGTCCAGAGATCGAGAAAGCGCTGAATGTGGGCGCTTGATAAGGATACAGCAAACTCTGCAACACAACTTCCACAGGCACGCTGTTAAATGTTGTGCCAGCAGGGATGCCGCCCAGTGCTGTCGGCGTTGGGGTTGTTGAGTTGAGCACCTGTGGCGGACTACCGCCAGAAATGTTGTCAACGATCTTAACGAAGTTGTAGTTCTGAACGTATTCTGTGTATTTGTCATTAACACCTTGGAAATCTTTGGATACAACAGGAAGCAGCCCAAGATTAGTTGACGGTCTAGCGACAGTACACAATGCACCTATGACAGAACCAATATCCGGTGGGCCGAAAATCAGATCATTGTTGTCTATGAATGTGGCACGAACCTGCAGGTTCGTGCCTCCGGGCGATACAATTTCATTGATTGTATAGAAGGAGAATGACCCAGTTTCATGCGGAGATGTGTCTACTGCAATTACATCTCCCACGGTAACATCAAGACCTGTGTAAGCACCATCAGCGTCAAAGAATTCAAGGTCGCATATCCACTCGCGCATTTCAGCGTCGTTTGGTACAACACTTGTTAAAGTGACTCTAGCTTGAAAAGATGTTTTCATGTGAAATCTCTTACATCAACGAATAACGTGTAATCCACGGCGATGCTGCAGTAAAGCTACCTGATTGGCCCATAGTTACCACACCTCCTGTGTTCGTTACAGTGGTGCCTGTAATAGCTTGAACGCCGCCGGCACCATTATATCTGGTGATTACAGGTACCATCATTGTTGTCAGGCTTGCGTCTCCGTTTGGATCGGTGTATCGAACGAAGAAAGCGGTGCCTGACGGAATGAAAGAGGCTGGTGTGTGTATTGTTATTGTCTGTAGTTTAAACGTGGCTGGAATATTATCAAACCTGACTGTATCTCCGAACACACCCGCTTGATCAAGACGAACGGTAATCGCGTCGATGTCTGTTTGTGATCCGTAACCAACAAGATGGATGTTTGCAGTTTGATTCCCTGCAGCGTTCTGTATCGTCATTTTACGTAGCACGACTGAAGCTCCGCCTGATCCGCCACCACCAGGAACGTTAACTGTAACAGCCCCGCCGCTATTTGTTGCAGTAACACCCGCACCCGTGAAGTTGATTGACGTAGCGCCTGTCGTCAACGAAGTGCCTTCGTCCAGAACAGCCAGAGCGCTTCCGCCGCCTCCACCAGGAATGTTGACAATCACACCATCTGTTGACGATGTTGCTGTAACGCCAGCACCTGTGAAGTTTATGAACGTTGGAGCGGTGTGAACAACAGTTCCTTCGTCTTGAACGGCAAAGTTTGTTGTTCCAGACGAGCCGGTGAAGCCTTGAATACCCTGCGATCCAGTGAAGCCAGTCGCACCAGCAGGACCTGCAGAACCTGCAGAACCTGTAAAACCAGTTGGGCCAGCAGGTCCTGCAACCGTAGAGGTGGAGCCCGTGAAACCAGCACTGCCTGTGAAACCTACACCAGCACTGCCTGTGAAACCTTGTGAGCCATTGAAACCTTGAATACCCTGTTGACCAGCGCTACCTGTAAAGCCGGCACCAGCACTACCTGTGAAACCAACTGAACCAGTGAAACCGTTCGTGCCTGCACTACCAGTAAAGCCGGCTGCACCTGCGCTACCAGTGAAGCCTGCACCAGCAGAACCAGTGAAACCAACTGAGCCGGCTGGTCCTGCAACGCCTGCACTACCAGTGAAACCAGTGGCGCCAGCGGAGCCTGCAGGACCTGCGCTACCAGTGAAGCCTGTGGCGCCAGCAGAACCAGTAAAGCCTTGAATGCCTTGTTGACCTGCCGAACCCGTGAAGCCAGCGCCGGCACTGCCTGTGAAACCAACTGAACCGGCAGGACCAGCTGCTCCTGCAGAACCTGTAAAGCCGGTTGCACCGGTGGAACCTGTAAAGCCGGTTGCACCAGTCGTTCCAGCTGCTCCTGCAGAACCAGTGAAGCCCGTAGCACCAGCACTACCTGTAAAGCCAGCACCAGCACTACCCGTAAAGCCAGTAGGTCCAGCAACTGTTGATGCAGAACCAGTGAAACCTGTTGCACCTTGAGGTCCTTGTGGACCAGTCACACCTTGTGTTCCAGAAAGGTCGGTTACATATGAGTAAGCGGTGCCATTCCACAGATACAGTTTAGCATTATCTACATCGTTGACGTTGCCTGTTTCAATAATCGCAAACTGGCCTGATGCAATGCCAGTAGGCGCTGTGTCTGCAGTTAATGCAGCGACAGAAGCGTATACTTTTGCAATCGTGAATCCAATACCAGTGTCGCCTTTGGAACCTGTGAAACCGATTGCACCTTGTGAGCCCGTAAAACCTACAGAACCTGCCGAGCCTGTGAAGCCTGTGCCTGCCGAGCCTGTGAAGCCTTGAATACCTGCAGTTCCTGCAGAACCAGTGAAACCAGCACTGCCGGTGAAACCTGCTGTGCCTGATGGGCCTGCTGGTCCAGTGGACCCAGTAAAGCCTATTGCACCAGAAATACCTTGTGAACCTGTGAAACCTGCATCACCACGCGAACCAGTGAAGCCTGCACCAGCAGAACCAGTGAAGCCTTGCGCACCAGGAGCGCCGTTTGTTCCAGCGCTTCCTGTGAATCCTGTGTCTCCACGAGAGCCTGTGAACCCAGCGCCAGCGGACCCAGTGAAACCGATTGAACCTGTGAATCCTGTTGCGCCTTGAGCGCCTGCCGAGCCTGTGAAACCAAATCCTGACGGTCCTTGCGAGCCAGTAAAACCACGCTCACCGGACAGACCTTGTGCACCATCTGCTCCAGCAGAACCGGTGAAGCCTTGGGATCCTGTGTAGCCTTGAGAGCCCGGACCAGTCACAACAGAAGCAATCTGTGCGTCAACGTATGCTTTATTAACAACTGATGTTGGCAATAATGGTGCATCAACAATATCAATCTTCAATCCAGCAGGAACAAAAATGTCACCTGTCGTAACACCTGCCAGTTCAGTAATCCCACCACCTGTTCCTGGAGCACCACCGAGCATTGTTGTTGATGCTCGCATCATAATGGCGTGACGATCGATCACTGTTGCGACGGGTACTGGCGGAATCGCTGGTGTTAATGTTAAGGCACCGTATTCATCAACGTATAAAGGAGCGTTGATTTCTGCACCAGCAGCAAGCCAGTCCCAAGCACCATTGTAGATAACACCATCCAACGCAACGTTAATGAAATCGCCCGCTGCAGCATCAAACTCAATGATACCGTACGTCACCTGGGTAATGTTATGCGGGCTTGCAGCGATAACTTTGTTGTAGTCGGAGAACTGAACAATCGTGTGAGACGGCATTGATTCTTCTGCTTCTGCACGAAGTTGTACCGATCCGAGCTTAACTTGTGTGCTGTTAGCAATCCCTGTAACAGCATAGTCTTCTGTTGTGAAGTATGTGCCGTCTTTCTTCTTTAGAACGCCACCAAAGTTGTCATAGATCAGTGCACCCGCGTGAGTTGGACGGATGATACCAACTTGTGTGCCAGTAAACACGCCAACGTTGTTGCTCATACTGACAAACACGCCACCCTGCGTCAGTTGCGCTGCGAACACGCGAATCACACGCTGCCATCTGTTAGCAGCCGCAACATACACTTTCATCTGGCCAGACGATGTGTCAAACCAATGTTGGTCATTTGCTGCGTTTGCTGGTGGGGTTGGGCCTTCAACAGGCTCTAACAACGTGTGTCCGAACGAACGAGCACCAGTGACAAGGTGCATATCCCAGTACAGCCAGTAGTTTGTACCAGAAACAAAAGGACCAGCCCACGCATTTGCTACAGTTTGTTTTTCAGAAAGCAAATAATCAGACGATCCGTCAGCAAATGCAACCAATACGGTGTCGTTAGGCGGGACTTGCAAAGATACTGCTGATCCAGAACGAGATAAAAAGTTCGCTGGTGCACGGACCAAGCCTTGTCTAAAGTCGATTAACATTCCGTAAACTCCATTTGTGTGGTCGGTTGTATTATTTATACAAATGCTGGTGGAAATCAGATGATGTCATTCATGAACAGCGTTGCGTTATACTTAAAGGTAGTGTTAGCAGTGAATGGTGTTGTAATCGTTGTCTCTGCATAGATTTCAACTTGAGCCAAGGTGGAGTTGTAGAGAGCAGACCATTGAACAAACGCTGTGCCAACACTAGTGTGTGTTAGATACACATTACCGGCATCATCATAAGCAGCATACAGCTCAGCCAAGCAAGTATCTTCAGATCCGTAGTTGCGAACGTTAACAAGGTATTTTCCTGCTGTAAACTGGGCGATAGCAAAACTATCAACCATTATTGGCAGATTGCTGTTGTGTGTAAACTTACCGTTGCGAACAACTGTAACATCACCGAATGTCACCTCGCTGTCAACTTGGTTTAGGTTGGTTGATCCGTTCCATGTAGCTACAACTTTGTTGGGGTGAAGGCTAGTGATCCATATTGGATCGGCATAGCTGCCGTTTGTATACACACCGTTGGTTACTGTAGAGGCGTTGCCGAGAATGCTGATATCCCACGTTCCTGTTGCTCCTGTGCCGTTTAGCGGAACACCACCAAGGTTAGACAGTGCTGCAGGCGCCGTACTTGCTCCTGTGCCGCCCTGAGCAATCGTCAGTACGCCTGTGATTTGTGCCGCAGGAATGTCGTTAACTGTACCCCACGTATTTGCTGCTGTTCTAACAACGTATCCAGTCGTTGACAAGTTTTCTACAGCGGCGAGGTCATCAGCAAGCGATAGTGATATTGAACCAGCGGTCGTGATTGGACCACCAGAAATAGCCAGGCCCGGTGATGTTGTTGTCACGTTGACGGATGTCACTGTTCCGTTGCCGCCTTGTGGGAAAATAATCTGGGCCCAGTTTGCTATGTTTGTCGGATCTTCGTTAACAAGAATGAACGTAGAACTCAAATCTGAGCGGATAACGATGTCACCGCGCGTGGCCGACAGTCCAAGCATTTCTGCTTGTGTAGTAACCGTAAACGTTCTTGTTCTAACATAGTCAGGCAGCTGCACAGCAGGAACCTTTCCTGTCATGTCAAGACCTGCAACTGTGACGCCAATATCAACAGGCTTCAAATATACGCCATCGTGGTTGTGAATCAGCGGAGCAGCATCGGTAATACCGTAACCAGCTAGTGTTGTTGGTGTGTTAGTGATTGCAGACCAGTTCCACGTCTTAGCATCAACTTCTGCTTTTGTATACGCGTTGATGATTCCATAACCAGCCAACGTTGTCGGGCGGTTAGTGATTGCAGACCAGTTCCATGTCAGCGCTTGTGTTTGTGCTTGTGTATAAGCATCCGTAATCCCGTAACCAGCAAGCGTTGTTGGACGGTTAATGATTGCAGACCAGTTCCACGTCAAAGCGTTAACTTGCGTCTGGGTATATGCATCAGTAATCCCATAACCAGCGAGTGTTGTCGGTCTTCCTGTTATGCCAGCCCACGGTACTGTGTTTGCAGACGCTGCGTTGATGTTCCAGTTACCAAATGCTCCAAAACCGTTTGTAAGAGCAATCGTGCCAATGCTGTTTGGCATATTGTACGTGATTGTTGAGCCGGAAGTGATATTGCCAGCCTCAAACTTAAACCGTTTGGTTACATCTAACGCGTCAACAACAGTGAAGTTTGCATCACGGACTGTGGTCGTGTTTGTATCGTCAAATGTTTTTCCTGAAATCACGGTCGGCAATGCAGCGTTGTCCAAGCCAAGAGCGGACCAGTTTGTTCCGTTCCAGTGCAAGATGTCGCCAACGTTCTTTACGGATGTGTTGACGTCCTCCAACAATTCCAGTCTGTGGTTGTGAGCCAGTGGGGCAGCATCAGTAATCCCATAACCAGCGAGCGTTGTTGCCACATTTGCTTTTGTCGCTAAGAACGTATCAACTTCTGTCTTGGAATAGATGTCAGTGATTCCGTAACCAATATAACTTGTTGGACGGTTAGTGATCGCAGACCAGTTCCACGTCAGCGCGTCTGTTTGTACACGGGTGTACGCGTCAGTGATCCCGTATCCTGATATCGTTGTTGGGCGGCCAGTTATTCCGGTCCAAGCAACCGATGATGCGGCTGGGACTGTTCCCGAAATGTCAGAGCCAGGAATTTGATTAAGGACGGAATACGTTGTTCCATTTCCTTTCAGGTAGCCAGAGACGGATGATAGTCCTGTACCGCCGTTACCCATCGGCAAAACGCCAACAACAATCCCCGAACCTGCGTTCAGATCTACTGGACGAACTTCCCAAGTGTCAATCCCAATCCTATGTGCAACACCAGTGCCTGAAATGTTTTCCAGTGCAGCAAGGTCGTTAGCAAGAGAAAGAGAAATCGTTCCGCTGCTGGTTACAGGACCGCCTGTTGTGACAATCCCCTGTTGTCCTGCAGCAGGTGTGACGTTGACCCACACAACACCGTCCGGACGTGTTAGTAACTCTTGCCAATCGCCAATCAATGTAGGGTTGGAGCCCCGAAGAACGTACGTGATTCCTTGGTCAGTGCGAACTGCAAGATCACCCGTTTGTGCAGTCAGGCTGAGCATCTCTGTTTGCGACGAAACAACAAACGTGTTGGAGATTGCCATAGGAGGCAGTTGGCTTATTGTGATTTTGCCTGTTGCATCAAGAGTAGCGACGCCGTTTGCAGCACCCCGTTGTGATTTTTCAACAAACAGATCAACATATTGTTTTGGAGCAGCCGCGAGGTCGTGTGTTGGATTACCACTCAACAGTAGAGGGCCTGTCATCGTGTCGCCAGCACGTCCCACCTTAGCGCTTTCCAGGTTTTGCAGCGAGGATTGAACCGTGCCCGTAATGTTTGCGCCAAATGGAGCGGGAATTACATCCTCTGCTGTGTGAGTGTGAGGAAGTGGGAGCCGCGGATCAGACAGACGAGGATCGTTAGTTTCAACAGCATATGGTGAACCCGGATCGGTCGGCGTTGCTGTTAACTTTACCTTGCCGAGTTCAAATTGTGTTGCCGCTTCACCGACCCCGCCACCGGCAAGAGCGCTATCACCCTTCTCACCTTTGCCGCCGAGCCCTTGGTCAAAGATGATTGTGTGACGACCGATCACACGAGCAACAGGTGCTTTCGCGATGTTAAAAACAACAACGTCTGTTGTGTGTGGATCGGTCTCAGTTAGTTGGCCGCCTGTAGAAACCCACAGAGGAGCACCAACGACATGCCAGTTCCACTCCGGGTTAGTGATTGTTCCTTGTACTACAAATGTGCCAACATCATCACGCTGAACACCCTGCATTGCAATCGCGATGGCGCTATTTTGCAGGTCGTGGTATGACGCGAGAGCAGTTCTGCCAAAATCAACAAACTTAACAACTTGATAGCCAGCGATATTCTCAATAGGCGATGCTGTTAGGACGTTTGCTTCTAGGCGAATCGTGTTGATTGGTGAGCCATTAACGAAGAAATCATCTTCGGTGGTGAAGAACTGATTGTTGCTCTTTGTGATCGGGCGGCCTGTGTTGTCAACGATGATCCTTCCGACGTTGACTTGCTCACCTTGAATACCAACTTGTGTTCCGTCAAATCTACCAGAAGTGCTGAGAACACTAACGCTGATGAATGTAGCAGATCCTGGATTGTATTCAGCAGCAAAAACACGAATCTTTTCTTGCCAGCGGGCACCATTCCATACCTTCATCACGTTGTAGCCGGTGTCAAACCAGTGTTGGTCAACTTCAGGGCTAGCAGGCGCGGACGGTTGGAACATCGGCTCAATATCCGTAAAGCCGAATGTTCTAGCACCTGTCAGATTGTTAATGTCCCAGTACAGCCAAACAGGGTAAGGATCGGTGAAGGGGCCCCAGGCATTTGAAACTGAAGTGGCTTCTGTGAGAAGGTAGTTTGACTGCTTGTGAGCAAAAGCAACATCTGTAACGCCGTTTGTTGTACTCAGTGAGACATACTGGCCTGTAGGGGCAAGAAATTGCTGGGCACCGCCTGATGACGGATATGAAATGATACCCTGACGGAAGTTGATAATCATGTGAATCTGCCTCGCTTTACGTTATTCTGTATTTATCAACAGACACAAGGCAGATTGGTGTATACTATTGTGAATATGGATAAATAACATTCACCGTGGAGACAAACGATGTCAGAACAATCAAACAATGAAAACTTGCCTGCAACATTCAGCTTTCTGTTAGACGGCTATAAAGACGCTACCGTGGATGTATTAACTCGAGTTGTGATCGAAGGTGCTGTTAACGGAGGTGGAGTAATAGTAAAAGCAACGCTCAACGATGACGGTTGCTGGACTGCCCTAATCCCCAAAACCATTCCTGAAGGATCGTATGATGCTGTTGTTGAAGTGGTGAGCAACGACCGTCTAACATTTCCGTTAAAGTGCCGAATTAAACTAAACAACCACACAGTTGCTGTAGTAACACAACCCATCCACACAACAGAATTAACGGAGGCACAGTTCGTCAACAGCGGGACATCACACGTTGCTGGTCCAGAGGAACCCGTCGATACAAAGCCACAAAAACCTGAAAGACCTATCGAAAACAAACTGCGTTACTCGCCAGGTCAGAACAACGATGAAGCAATCGATCACGATGCATTGAATAGTGCCAGGACCAAAGAGATTGCCTCCCGTGTTACCAGCGTGCAAGGTCCGCAATTACCGTTCAATGATGATAACAGTGTGAGGGACGCCATCAAAAAGGCAATCCAAAGCAGTTTTCCTGTTACCAGAACAAAGGCGGAAGGTAAGGGCAAGCTGTTTGATGCTAAGACAAAACATCGTTTAACCAGAAGCCCGAAATACGCGGCTGAGGCTGTTGAAGAAGAGAAACGGGAAGTAGAGAAACAAAAACGCTCACGCAAAGTGAGAGAAGTTCTCGGTCTCTAACTAACGATACGCTGTTGTTTCAGATGTTGAACAACACGCATGAGATGTTTACATATCCCGGGCAGATTTGATGGATTTGCTTCCGGTCTGTTGCTGCCTGGCACTTTCTGATACTGTGGTGGAGGTTCGCCAGCCAGACTGTCGTCTTGGTGGTTGTGAGGAGCAAACCTAAACCGAAAGTCCATGCATGAACAAGCTACACGAGACGTTTCTGCCGTCAGTTTAATCGGCTGAACACCAACTTCTTGATCGGGCAGTGGAACTAAGTTTGGCTCACCATTCTGACCGAATCGGACGCGGTATAGAATGATCCTTTGTGTATGGGCGTTCCCTGACCTTGATCTTGTTCTGGTATCGATAGTCAGTTCGTTTTTAGGAACGTTTGGAGCATAAACAATCCCAGGCAATACAGTAACACTACCAACATCATTCTGACGCTTGCGAGTGTTGGGGAATGCTTGACGTGCTTTGGCGTCAAGCTGTGGGATTGTCGAGGCTTCTACCAGCCACTGTTTGAATGTTAGCATAAACACACCGCGATCATGTGTGCTTATTTATTCTCCAGGTTGTGATTACTGACAATCACCCGATCAAACTCGCCAGCAGCAGGGCGCTCAAGGCGACCGTACTGGTCGCGAACAGCATCTGCTTTGACATTCTTATCACCACGTGTTTGCTGACGAGCAATGATCGTCTCAAGATCAACAGGCATCTCAATGCCAACAACACGGTATCCGGCACGGCGAGCAATGTCAATGTAGAACTTCCTCCGCTTGACAGTCAGGTTCGTGTTGTCAACGTAGATGTCGTTGCCTGACTTGATCATCTGGCGGAACACAGCATATGCTTTGTTGTTGAACTCTTTGTCTTCTGTCGACAGCCTAAATGCCCGCGCGTAGTTTTCTTGATCGTACCATTGATGGCGGAGATCGTCAAACGAGAATGAATCAATCTGACGGTCCGGATTTTCTGCGCGCAGTTTTTTCAGGAACGTAGATTTGCCTGAACCACTAGCTCCTATCGGAATCCAGATTGTGGGATGCATATTCAATTCAGATAGTTTCATTTAGTTGTGCCTTCCACCATAGGTATATTTGTTCAAACTCTTCAAATGTAGCGTCAGTTTTAATCTTGTTTGCCCGGAATGATATATATCTTACATTCCCTTTGACATATCCTTTCGTTGAATCAAATCTATCAAGACTTGCTCGTTCGGCGTCTTGAATGTTAGGTTCACCAAAACCAAAGCGTATTGGCGTGTTTGTTATCGGACACACACCTGTCCATATACTCGCAAGGTAATCAACGTCAAGATTGTTTTCCCAACCTTCTGTTTTAGACCTGTATTTTACTTGATTCAAAGTTTGTTGAAAAGGATTATCTTTCCGTCGTTGCTTTTGATATTCTTTGTCTCGTTCTTTGTATTCCAGTCGGTTTCTACTTCGTTTGTGTCCTTCGAGATATTTGTCGCGGCATTCTGCCCGCCACCGCCTCGAGTTTTGTTTCATTCTTTCCAGATTGCCGGGCTTGGACTTCCATTTGTCCCGATATTGCTTTTGTTTTGCTTTCTTCTCTTCATCAGTCATTTCGTTCTCCTCCCTGTGTTATGTTATTTATGGGAGGTACACAAAATTCAACTATCGTCAGAACACAAAATTCAACTATCGCTCAGAACACAAAATCCATACCATAATCGTTTTCGTCGTAATCGTCAACAGGTTTGTATGCGTGAGCGTACAATTTGTCATACGCGTCTTGGTCGTATGTGCTGATTTCGCTCAACAACCGGAGAACAATCAAGCAGGCAGAGATGTTGTCGTCTGTCCCGCCAACTTTTGCTGCGTATGATCCTGCTTTGCGGGTGAACATCTTCATCTCCGCAAGCGTGATCTGTGAGTTCACTTTCATAGCGGCTCGCTCGATCATCTCTTTCATCAGTAAGCACGCGGACATCTTAGATTTGCCTGTCGTTGTCATCCCTTTGCGGTTCTGCCCTGTCTCAGAAACAAACTCTGCGGCCGCTGGTGGGTTCTCGTCAGCCTCATACAGCGCAATGATCGCTTCACCAACGCCGTTGTTCTCAACAGAGAAATAGACGTTCGCATTGACCTTCTCAAGCAGTGCGAGCACTTTTTTCAGTTGATGATATGTCATCACGGAAGACATTGTGTTCGACCGCCACTCGGCTACCTGTTCGAGGCTCGGGAAATCAAACACCTGGATAGCGGCGTAATCGGCGCCAGAACCCGTTGCCGGATCGACGCCGACAAGGTAGGTCCCATTTTGTTGTGGTTGCTTGAAAAACACAACATCACCGATTGTTCCAACAGGCTTGATATCCTTGATTGCGGCTGTAAGGTTAGAGAGAACGATTGTGTCAAACAGTAGTGGGTCATTGGACAAGAACTCGTTTTCGTATTCTTGACGCCAACGGACCTCGCCAATCTTTGCCATCTCTTTCTTCTTGAACTCTTCATCACGGCCTGGCGGCTCATTCCACTTGACTTCAACAGCCTTGAAACCGTTTGCTTGCAGAACGGCACCGCGCCACAGTTGAGCGTACAGGTTTGCGTCTCCGTTCGGCGTTGATGCGATGATGCACGCGCCACCAGTAGCAAGCGTAGGAGCAATAGATGTCCAGAATTCGGTCTGAATGCTTTCACGAACAAACGCAAATTCGTCCAGGAACAGCAGAGAGATAGACATACCACGACCTGTGTTCTCTGATGTCGCTTGCGAGTGGATACGACTGCCGTTGTCAAACCCAAGGCTGTGCTTGTTATAGCCGTCAGCAGCGAGACCTGGCTTCAACCAATGAGGCAGTCGCTCATAGACGAACTTGATCCGATAGATCATCTCCATCGCGTTATCGTTCTTGTTTGACGCGATCAGGATTGTCTTCTCAAAGTGGAAGATCGCATACCACAACAGGTAGATACACGACATTGTTGACTTGCCGGTTTGGCGAGCAGATAGAACGATTGTATTTCTGTTATCACGAAAGTCATATAGCATCCGCTTTTGATACGGATACAATTCAACAGGGACGGAGCCCTTGACGGGGTGTTGAATGTGGCAATACCTCTCAGCAAAGTATACAGGGTCGGTCATACATTTCTGTATTTCCAGCACCTGTTCTGCTGTGTATTCCATTACATGATTTGCGTCTTTCAGGTATGGGTTTTTGGCCATCTGTGTAATCCTTCGGTTTTAGTGGGGTAGCGTATTTATTACCCCATTTTCCACCGTGACCTTTATGCGAGTGTTACTTTGATCCCAACACGCATAGCGCCACCGGAGGGACCGCCGTATGTTGCGATCTTGAACCCGCGCAGTGCTGGCAGAGGTGGCAGTTTCAGTGGGTTAGGTTCATATTCCGTGTGATAAATTACAGGATCCCCACTTGATGGGCTGACAGCAAAATAGTTGTCACCGCCTTCAGCAAAGTGATCAATCAGCAGCTGGCGCATCGCTTGCAGAGCACCAGCATCAACAATGTTAAACTCACTCGGCAACTTTCCTGACTTTCCTGTTCCTTCGTCGCCAGGGAACCCGATCGTAGGATCTTTTTGTTTGTATTCATCAACAAGCTGCGTGAAGTCACCAACACGACCTTTCGTCAAGACAGAAGCAAAGTGGTCAAGTATCTCAACCTTCACTCCACGTCGAACAGACTTGTCAAAGAATGTGATTGGTGCTTTCGGATTGCTCGCTCCTTTAATCTCAAACTGGATCGATTTGCCGTACACTTTGACAATCAGGTCAGCAACAGTACTTCCTTTCTTTGCTGTGGATACAAACTCGTAGTTCTCTTCACCAACCATATCCTTGACATACTCAGCAATAGAGTTTTGAGCATTTGCACCAGTGCCAACTCGCGACTGGTTTTTTCCTGCTGGTTTGGTTACCTTAGATAGTTGAATATAACCAAGAAAGTCTTCGGGCTCAGGAGAAACAACGCTAACCTTAGCGTATACACCTGAACCATCAGCAGCACCAATGTCTTTACCACGTGCAAGTTTACCAGGCCGTGTTAGATACACACGGTCACCTTGTGCAACGTCAACCTTCGTGCCGTCTGGTTTGATGATTTTGGATGGTTGGTTTACGACAAATCCCCGTTCGTTGTGTTCTGATGCTACATAGTTTGTTCGCTCGCCAACACTATTGAATTGTTCATTACCATCGCTTGGGAAATTCTTTGGTGTAAACGACGTCTCATGCAACTCATAGAAGTGTTCAGACAATGGGGTGTATAGTCGGTCAAGGCGATAAAATCTCATAACGATTCCAGTATAAGTGGTGTTTTATTTATCTGTCCTGTTGCCCATCAGCGTCCGCAAAATCTCATTGCGATCAGCAACGATCAAGTTTTGGTTCAGCGTTTGTGGCGTCCCTGCAGTTTTTGCTGTCACGCCTAACTTATCCTTGTGCTCTTTCATCATCCGCTTTTCACGAACCGCGCCAAGAGCAACGTTGAGCATCGTCGCCGTAACTTCACCAATACGCGCCTTGAACTTCCCTTCTACGCGTTCCATTTCGTCGCCAATCACCTCGACTTGGCCCATCGCTACGGCATAGATTTCTTCAAGTTTTTCTTCAATCTCGCCGTCTTTCTCGTCGTAGCCAACAGCGGGCAGAATTTCTGTAGGGACGACCTCTGTGTATTCAACCGGTGTTGTTCCAGGCTCAATGTCAAACTCCACTTCTAGTGGGTGCTCAACGATCTTTTCTTTCTTGACGACTTTCATAAGTTCCTCACTTGAAGATTGTTTTCTCTGTCAGCACACGGAACTTTAGTCGTCGAGCCTCGCACCATTTCTGCGCTGCTTCCCACTTTGCCATATTCTGAACGTACGTCAGGTTTTCAAACAACTGCGTCCGTGGGTTCCTTGACCTAGACTGCTTTGTTTGGTGGAGAGGCTTGACCTCAACAATCTCCTTGATTATTTCCCCATCTTTAGTTATATATTCACAAAAATAATCAGGATAATAATTTGCCATCCGTTTCTTTACAGGGTTATAGTACGGAATTGCAATCTCTTCGCTTCCCCAGTGGAGAATCTGTGGGTTGTTGTCAAAAAACTTGTGAACTTCCAATTCCCAGCTGGATCGATAGACAATCTTCGTAACATCGCCTATGTACTTTTCTGGATGCTTCGGCTGAAAGTATCCTTGTTTGTACTTAAATGCCATCAGAAAATCTCATCAGAAAATCTCCTCAGTGCTCCTGATACACCATCAACCGCACTAGTGACAAAACTAGATATACTATTAAGACAGCCATTTCTCTTGATCCTGGCAGCATCTGTCTCAGCGTAGTTGATCTGACCGCGTGGTTGCGGATTGCCAACATGTCGAAGTGGATACAGCGCTGTGGCTAAAGCACCGAAATCTACTTTGTTCATAGCCACATCGACTTCTGTGTGAACGCTATCATAGTTAAACTTCATTTCAACCATGTTGATATCACTGACTGCCATATCAAGATCATCTAGTTCAAAAGATGTAATTCTCGGGTTGATGAATGTGTAGATGTTGACTTTTCTTCCGTTGTCGTAAACGTGATACAGCTTGATCTCACGGATGATGTTCTTATTATCGTTTGCAAGAGGTCCTGTGGAACCAGCGCCGTTTGCTATTACAGGAACTTGTTGCTGTATTCCGGATACACGAGAGGACGAGAAGTTGCCAGCCATCCCTTCCATTTCAGCCATGTCCATTTCTTTTGCTGAAGCATAGTTTAACACAGGGCTCATCGCACGAGTATACGCAGTATATAGAGCATGAACGCTGTTTCTACCATCATCGTAAAACTCCATGTTCATCTCTTCAAACTCTGCTTTTGTCGTCACCTTAGTACGGAAGTTGTAGTAGTTAACATCTTCCATTGTGTACTTGACGGACGGTCTGGTCGACTGTTTGATCACAAACGCAAACTTCCTTTGGAAGTCTTGATCTTGCATATATTCAGGACTAAATGTGAATTGAACAACAAACAGAAACTTGTACTTTGGTAGCGCTCTGTCAAGATCAACAGCATATGGTGATGCTGACACTTTGTTTAGAACACCCTCAGATACTTCATTAAATGTTCTCAGCGTGTCAGCCCTAGCTACTCTATAAGCATCCTCGAGCGGTGGGCGGAAAATCGGAATATCGTTGATTGTAAACCGTCCATTCTTCACGCGATCAAACACGCCCTTTGCTGCTTCTGTTGCTGCTTCAGCGATCGTTTTGTTTCTCAGTTCACCAGTCTCTGGATCACGGATTTTTCCTTGTCCTGCTTTATAAAGTGCTTGTGAATTGATTCCTAATGTGTCTAAAACCCACTTAACATCCGAGTTGATGTTGTCGATTGACACAGGCAACTTGCCGCCTTTTCCTAACGCTTGCGAAATTGACACGAGCGAACGAAGTCCTGATCCAACACGCGTTGCTGCTGGGTTGTTCGGATTGACGGCACGGCAGAACTCTGTCATTGCGTTTAGGCCGCGCGATGTAGAGATAGACCGTACCGATCTACCGATGATGCGTCTTGGATCCATTATATGTCCCTGTGAATACCGTTTAGGGTATTTATAAAAAGGAAAAGGCGACCGAAGTCGCCTTTTCCGCAATGGCTGATAGCTGATTAAGTACCAGCACCACCTGTAGCAACGCCGGGACCGCGAGCGTAACCGCCAACGAGTTGACGTGCGTGGTCATAGCTCATAGTGATAGATATTTTCACAGCGTCTGATGTACCATAGTCAAGGTCACCATACTTAACGTTCTCAAGGAAGCAACCTTCCATTGTCCACGATTCAGTCACTTGATCGTTACCGTCCATCATGTCAATCTTAGCAGCAAACTTGTAGATCGAGCCTTCACCTGCTGCAGCCAACCACTGACCCTCAGCACCGATCAGCCACTGTTGGTTTTGCAGTTGAGCTTGCAACACTGCTGTTGCTGAGCCAGTAACATCGTCTTCGATCACGATTTCGATAGGATCCCACCTGTGTTTTCCGGCGATATATGACACCGAATTGTAACGGTGTAGTTCAACTTTTGCAAACTGAACAGTTGGACGCTGAACTGTTACAGCTTGCATTGAAATCGGCTGGCTGTCTGCTCCAGCGCCCATGTTCTGGAAAGTTACGCGCCATTTATTGGTCTGTTTCGGTTGCAGAATACCAGTGCCAACGCCTGGGATACCGATATCATTGATTGTTGACATATTACACTCCTGTTGGTAACAAAAATCTTGTTCGGAGGTATTTATTCTGCTGACACCAATTTTGCCCAAAAACCGACGGTGCAAAACAAGAAAGGCGGTATATACCGCCTTTCTGTTTGATCTAGTCTGATGATTAGATCTGTGCGCCTGTATTCACAACTCTGATCGGGATGTAAATAAATTCCGCGGCTTTGACTGGTTTCAACGCGACGTCGATGTACAGCTCGTTACGATCAATACGATCAGGCGTGTTGTTCGACTCGTCACAAACGGTAACAAAGTCATACAGTCCGCGCTTGACGAGCAGGTCACCGAGGAAGCTGTCGACAGTTGCTTTCAGGTTATCGCGCGTCAGTTGGTCGTTTGGTTCAAACACGAACGACATTGTGTTCTTACGGAGCTGACGCTTGATGTACATCATCAGACGAACAACGTTAACACGATCCAGAGCAGATGCGTCTGGTGCAGATGTCTTCTGACCCCACACGATCAGACCGCGACCTGGGAAGAACACGATCGGATTGATGTTGGTGAAGTACTTATACAGGTTGTCGCGTTGACCGAGGTTCAGAGCGGTCTCGTTGAACACTGTCGGTGTGCCAAGAGTGCCAGAGATGTACCCAACTGTTGTCGCACCAGAAACCATGCCACGACGAGTACCTGCTGGTGCAAACCACAGTTCAGACACTTCGTCGCTGTGTGCGATTGTACGAAGAGCGATACCTGATGCTGCACAAACTACGTTATTACCGTCGAGGTTTGATGCCCAGCCGTGCGGGTAGTAGTAAGCAACGTTGCGTGATTTAGCGCGCGTCGATGTTTCGCCCCAAGCGACAACTTGATTTGGGTCAAGGTCCATAGGCGTGTCAGCAATGACGATTGCTTCTTCGTTGGTGTCGATGCACAGGTTAACCATCTCATCAACAACTTCTGGGAAGCCAGGGCACAGAATCAGGTTGAATTCGTAAGTTTCTGAACGGATGTCTGTGTTGCTGTTGATAGCTTCCTGCAAAGCACGAACAACTTCAACACGGCGCGATGCATCGTTAGCACCAAGGCTAGTAGCATTGAGGAATTCCATTGTGTACTTAACGAGCTGTGATGCTTCAACAAGATAATCACCAGCTTCTTCAGGCGTCCACTCTGTCGGAATAACAGAGCCCCTTGTGTTCAGTTCCCATTCAGTCAGCATATACTTAAAGCCGGAGTATGCGTCTGTTGGAGGCTGACTGAAGCCGTTGCCGTAGACATCAAGCGGTGCCGCACTGTGATCAACCATGAATTCGTCTTGTGCACGACGGAACGAGTATTGTTCCCACACAGCTGTTGTTGCCTGAACAGTCAGAGCGCTGACTTCACTTTTCGTCAGAGTGCGCTTATAGCTAGAATGAGCAGGAGTGAAACCGTTTGTCAGGTTGAACGTGTTGATATGAGCGTTAGCGAGGTTTGTCAGCACGTATGATGCTTCTTGCATCTTGACATCCCACATAGAGCGAATTGATGCTGGGTTGTCGTCCAAGTTGACGTTGGCACGAACAACGAAAGCACGATTACCAACACCAAGATACTGGTTTAGAGCGAACAGACCATATTCGTTGCGGACATCACCGTGGTGAGCTGCGCCTGATGTGTCTTGCAGAAAGCGTGGGATGCCGTACAGAGCAACAGATTGCTTCAGTGACGTAACAGTGCGGATAACACCGTGCTCAAATGTACCGTTTGCGTCCAACTGTGATGTAGGACCAACAGGAGCTTGCTTCTTCTCGTCAGCGGTAGCGATGAAAATCAGTGGGACAGTTGCTGCTGCCGCTGGAATGAAAAACGATTCGTCAGTGATTGTGACGGAAACGCCTGGGGAAATTAGACTTGCCATTGTTTTCTCCTTGTGGAAAGTGTTGCTTATTGTAGCATGATGATATTTATTGAAACGGCCCTGTTGCTAGTGTAAATATAAATGGACCTGTGGAGAAGATATGACAAGAGGAATGTTGATCGCCGTACTCAACCAACGAAAAGTATTTACCGAGACGGGTAAGGTTAGCCCGCGTTACCTTGACATATTGTATGCAAAGCCTGCGTTATTGCAGGAGATTTTGTTGCATACGCAGTTCCTGAAATACAATGCTCCGATCAAAGCACGGCTGAGGTGCTTGCGAGATGGAATTAGTGAGCAGCCGTTGTGTCAATGCGGAACGGTTTTGCAGATGAGAGAAACAGGAAGGTTTGCTGGAACATTCCCGTCAAGCTGTTCTAATAAATGTTCAGCAGCAAAGCGGTTTATCTAATCCCAACATTGGCACCATTTGCAATCTCTTCATAGTCAATACCAAGATCATCCAATGCGGCAATCACATCTCCACTCTCTCGGATTGCATTATTGACGACACCAAGACGCATTCGGATGATCTTGATGAAATCAGCTCGGACATCCGCAGGAGAACCAAGATAAACAGGCATCTCAAACATCACTGTGCTCTGGATGATACGACGGTCGGTACCGATGGGATACTGCTGGTCAATGTTAATGCTTGTCAGCTTGACGGTGGTTAAGCGTGTCCAGTCAAACGGTGCATCACTGATCTGAATGACCAACTGTGGATCGAACAACATTAGAATCTGCTCCATGATCTGAAAATGTTGGTCAGTGTTGCTTGCGTAGATCCCAAGCTGGACGGTCATCCTGTATGGAACGGGAGCGCGTTGATGAACGACCTTGACATCATCAGGCAGTAGCCCACCCGTTGGAACATAGCTGTTCCTCCGTTCAACACCAATACCATGCATCAAATCGGGTGCTATGTCAAGGTTCTGCATGTATGCAGTCATCATCGGCAAGCGAATCGGCTTGTTTTGTGTGTTGTCCGCCATCAATGCAGCGACAACACGATCGTGGTTGCCGTAGTGGATTGTTACAGGAATCAACGACTCTTGTCCTGTCTGCTCGTTGCGACCGATCTGAACTTGTAGACCACTGAAGATCGTCATAAACTGAATGATGTAACGCTTCAGTTGGTCATTGTACCAATACGCTTGTTTTGGGATTGCCATTGTCTGTCCTCTTATTTGATGTCATCAACACCAGTTCTGTTTGGTGCTATCAGGTATTCATTCAGAAGAGCCTTCTGGTTGTTGTATTGCTGACGACGGTCTGTCTCGAGGTAAATCCATCGTGTTTTCTTCTCTGACCAGCGATATAACCGAGCTGGAACGTTCTTTGCTAGACCAACGTACGTCAGACGGTGGAAATCGCCATCTTTTGGATTTTCAGGATACTCTGGCCCTTCTGTGAACGGAGCGTTGTTAGACGGCAGTGCATCCTCAACGAACAACCCTCTCGGATTGAAACCAAACTTGTTGATGTGTGGCGCGCCAGCTTCTGCAGCAGTTCTCAGTTCTTCTTGCGAAAACTCACGGATTGTGTTTGAGCCCTCAGAACCACGCGCTGGCACACCTTCCAATGCTGTTTGTGCAATCTGCTCGTTCACCCCTGTGAAGTCTTGCCACATTGGGTGGTCGCCTTCGTCTTGATCGAACAGACCAGACGAATCAATCGCTTTAGCCAACTTCCCAAAGATGTCTTGCGTCTCTTGAGAAGCAAGCGCTGGTTGAGCGGTGACAAGCAGCATTAGCGGTTGCCATGTCGGTGTATATGAATCAGCATCCCATGTGACATCTGTCACCTCAAGATATCGTTTCATGGCCCTTAGGTCAGGTGTGTATTGTGTTTCGCTTGGCAACTCTATGATGTCACCGATCACAACAGGCCGTCCAAGTTGTGCAACGATAGAGTTGAAATTCAACTTGATATTGTATGTTGCTGACGGAATCTCAATGCCAAATCGCGTCAATTCTGTTTGCGGGCTAATCAGGTTGTAAAACCCTTTAACCAGTACAGGATCCTGCGCGTAGTCTCGATCGCGGTTTTCCACGAAGATTTTGTCTTGGATGTTGTTAAGAGCAGTTGCTGAGAAATCGTGCATTTCGAATGCCTGAACACCCCAGCTGTCGCACTCATCACCTGTAAAATCAAGAGGACGGAGTCGCCAGTATCTGTTGATTACGGAGTGCTTGATGTGAATCGTGTTCAGATTATCATTGTTTGGCAGATTGACGATTGCCACACCAAACCACTGCGATCCGTTTTGTGACCGCTCAACTCGCGCCTTCGTTACACGCATGTTTGGATTAGCACTCTGTTTGATCTTGATTGTAGTGATCATGTGGCGAACGTGAGCGTCAATGCCGTACCGCTGACGGCCTGTTTGAATTCGTAGGATGCCGAAGTCATAACCAAGATATGCAGATGCTACGATTGCTGCTTCACCCGTCTGTTTTGATCTCCACTCCGTTCTTGTTTTTTGAAACGCGTACTTAGCGAGATACTTTGGAGCATCACCACCTGATATTGGAGAGCCGTTTTTTGCCAAGTCAATCAAATCGGTTTGCTCGTGAACACCAAGCAGTTTATAGATGTTCACTTGAGCACCTGCAATCGCCAATGCTTCTTGGCTCTGTTGGTCCATAAAGCACGTGTCTATGCTCTGGGTCATATCCCAGGGCTTGCACGGCGTAAATTGTGATGCAGGTGGGCAGCAATCTTTTCTGTTTTTCATATCTTATCCAAATATGATCGTAGAGTTCAGGCCCCAGTCTTCTGGTGTATCCGTGACAAAGTCAAAGATACTACCCATGCACTGGTCCTTGTCCTGCTGTGCTTGCGCGCGCAAATCGTTTGCGTTCAACGAGACACCACCACCTGCTCCTGGTAATGTCACATACTTACCACGAGTGTTAGCAAGGATTAGCATCGCTTCTGCTGTTGCCCATTTTCTGATCCACGGGCCAGTAATACGGTCAGACATTAGTTCTTGTTCAGTTCGTTCAACCGCAGCATCAATCAAACACAAGCGCTCTGCAAACGGGAATCTGTGGTGGATCCACAATTCACGCGTTTGCTCATTCCAATTGTACGTGATACGGCCAGCAAACAGGATCTCGAGGTTCTTTGTGTATTCTGTCATAATGTGATATGACAGCAAGTCAAACGTCCCCATGTTGTACAAGTGTTGGAGAACAATTTGTCCGTATACGCCTGCCCCGTGTGCTGACGATAGAAATGCTGATGTTAATCTATGAACTCCAAGAACATTAACGATCTTGTTCATTCCTGATATTTTGTTGGTCAGCAAATATTTCTGTGTGTTACCGTGAACTTGCAAAAAGAAGAACCCTCTTTTGTACGCTATCGAAGAGTTTGCTCTTAGTGTACTGATTGCACGATCAATTGCAAAATCAAGCTGCTCAGGTTGCAGTTCTACATCAACTGTTGGATATCCGAGCGCATAGCGAATGCCGTTTTGCATTGCTAGTCGTTCATCGTGTGTCCCATCAGTTCCAATCCCCACTTCATTGTATAGCGGTTCTGACGATACACCGTCTGTTCCCGGCTCTGGGTTATCAATGCGGAATTGGTGTGTTAGCGCATCAAACAAGTCAATGTTTTCAATGCTAGCCCATGACAAAGACCCTGGTGTTGTGTCTGTGAAGATGAAGTTGCCGTTGCAGTTGAATTCAACTTTCAACAATGGTTTACCGAACACCCATTCATGGCCATTCCACGTCATCAGTTTGTTGGATGTTGTGTCAAACCACATTGCTGATTTTGCTGGTGTTAGCGGTTTTATAGAATATGTGATTGACACCCAAGCAGCGCCGTTCCACATTTGCAGCGCTTGGGATGTAGGGTTGTACCACATCGTTCCCGCAGCAAGGTTATTCGGATCGGTCTCAGCAAAGGTAACGTCAATCGGATCCCACCCTGCTGACGTTTTAACAAACCACAGATCGTTTGTTGTATCATGCCAAACGTATCCGTCAGGAATAGTCGTCCTCGGATCCGTTACAAACATCAAAAACGGAGTTGATATAAAGCAGTTATTCTGCCAATAGTGCAATTTGTTTGTTGACGGATTGTACCACAGTTCGCCTTCTTCAAATGCTGGTGGGTCTGTAGGGTCTGTTGGCTGTTGATAAAAATCAACAACGGTTACCCAAACGCTGTTGACACCGTCCCACACCTTGATGGTGTCTGTTGTTGTATCCCACCAGTTAGAGCAGTATTCAACGACCGTTGGGTCGCTTTCAAACACGATCAGATCAACTGTCGTCCATGCTGTGTCAGCAACGTTGCGTTGTTTTAACACCATCGTCGACGGATTGTACCACAGTGTTCCTGCTACTACCGTCAGTGTAGGCTCTGTTTCAGCAATCCTTGCTGTTGAAAGTTCATTCCATCCGATACCAGGTGTGTTATAAGCAAATAGTTTATTGATTGTCGTGTTGAACCAATACGTACCATCAGACAGTTGGTTTGGTGCTTGTGAATACTGAACAGCGTTAGCGGAGACCCACATTTCGCGCTTGTCATCCCACGATGATAACTCAAACGTTTGTGTGTTATACCAAAACGATCCGCATGGTGCTGGACGATATAGTGACGGATCCGTTGTTCCTATATGCGTCGTGTGTTGACACCACGCGTTCCCCGACCACGTGTGTCCAACAGTGCTGTTAAACCAATATACACCTTCACACTCAGGAACTGATGGGTTCGTGTGGTAGTTGATCACAGGGGTTGTCAGCCATCCAGCACCATTCCAGCGTTTTAAAACGTTGGCTGCTGTGTCGTACCAGAATGATCCATTAACCACACCGTTTGGTGCTGACGTCTGGACGATTACATTTACATCAGTATGGCTATGTCCATCCCACACTTGCAACCTGTTGGTTTTGCGATCAAAGTAGTAGCCACCGGTATTTGGAGGGGTAGGGCCTTGAGGAGGGTCGTCAACAAGCTGTAACTGAATGTTGATTGCGTCCAGCAGGTCGTCGTATGTTTGTGCTTGCGCACCCTCAACTTCTATCGTGTATGAAAACGGTGTTGGCACACATTCTTGTGAACCAACAGGACGTTGAGGTCTAGGTACTAACCCCCTGCGGATCTTGAACGAGTATGTTGTTGCCGCATCAAGGCCTGTCGCATCTGTTGGTTCAATCCCACCCTCACGACTTGTATCCGGCGCAAAAACAACAACTTGTGTACCGTTCGTCGGTTGTGTACCATCTTGTTTGTAGTCTAGCGAGTAGGCATGAACGCCTTCTTTGTAATATCTATGTTGACAGTCAACAGGAAAGCCAGAAACAAAATACGCTGTATTCTCTTGCAGACCGGAAACATCAAGGAATGTGGAGTGTCTATCCTCGTAGAACGCTCCCACAACCTTAGAAGTTCCAATCATATCGCCAGCGAAAAGGTTACTGTCACCCGTAGGATCGCTGCTGTATACGGTACCGCTTACAGGCAGTTTAGTGCTGTTGTTGCTTGTTGTATCCAGGGTGATCACGATTCCGCAATATGCTTGCGTTTCTGCTGTGCACCCAGCCGCCGGACGAGGAATATTCCACGACACGCGAGCGGTATCTGGTCCTGTTCTGTCAAATTTTAGCGTGATCCCCATTGCCTCTGTGCGAAGGGCACCTGGCGCATCATTCCTGATATCTAGCAGTGACGTCATTGATAACTCCGGTCATTATTGGAGTGTATTTATGACGCAGCAAAAAGAAAAAGGCTCTTGCGAGCCTTTGTTAGTTGCCGAGGAGGTCGTCGACTGTCATCTCGGATAGTGGACGACAATCTGTCAGTCCTACTGCGTATGCAAACTGGTTAATTGGTTCCAAAACGCGGATGGCGAAGCCACAAGCATCCTCAAAGGGAGTACCGTGCTGCGAAGAGAGAAAGTTGTACAGTTGAGCCCACATAATGTTCACCAGGAATCAGTTGTTGATGTGCCCAGTATACCATAGTTAGGGTCAAAAGTCAACAGTTATTTACGCAGGGGCGAAACCTCGAGTTTGCGGTTGTGTGGGTGCCTGTTGCTGAAGTGCACGGTCAACAGCCATACGAACGCGTCCAACGGCGTCAAGGATCGTCTTCGCAGCCTGCTTATCACCAGTCTCATTGTACTGGGCGATTGCTGCCGCTAACACTTGCTTCTTCTGCTGATTCTTCTCTTGACCGATCTGGCTAACCTTAGCAACGGCATCTAGGTGCGTCATTTGACCATTACGGACTGTCACAGCTGCAAAAAACCTACGCGAGCCGTCAGACACTTTAGGCTGCGCTGCTAACAGTTCTACGCCTGCGATGAATGCAGCCAGTGTATCATGGCGACCGTAAGCAAGGTTTGTATTGACAGGCTTGCCGCTTTGCACGCTCATAGCGATGTTTGCAAGAGCGTGTGTAATACTCTCGTTCACAGTTTGCACGCTCTCTTTCAGTGCAGCTGCCACGTCAACAATGTTGGTAGCATATGTTTCAGTGGATTGAGTGGCTACCACGTCACGTGTGTGAGCTTCTTTGATTAGTTTCAGCATGTTAGACACCTTTCGTGTGGCGACGGAGCCACTTTTGCATTTTTTCGTTAGACCAGAATGTTTGGTGTCGTTCATCACTATCGACGCTATCGACACCCTCTAAACGAATTGATTGTGGGGTGGGGTCTGTCATGCTGTCATACCGCCACTCAACAATAATCTTTTGTCGTGGCTTTAAGCTGACGGTCACTTTGTCTTCTTCGTACTCACCAAGAGGCAGCGTGCAATAGTGGACAATGGTATATTCGTTCTCAGCAATAGGAACATTCTCAACTGCTTTTAGCAGCTGTTCTTTGCTTTCCAGATACTGTTTGAATGTTAGTTTCATAACGCTTGTAAACTATCTAATGGATGTGTTAATATTTATGCATTACTGTAGTGTGAAGACGAGTGCGGTTGTCGCATATGTGTCAGGAGAATCAGTGATTTGTTAGCTGTTGGTCCACGTCACTAAAATATCGTCAATAGCAATCCGGTTTCCATTCATCGTTGTGCTAATAGCTGCAGTTATTGTGTAGTTTGCACCAGCTGTGAGGTTGTATGAGAAAGGTACGTTTGCGGCTTCACCCCACAGTCGAAGCGGTCCAACTGTCGCAAATGTTGTGCCATTGCGTCTGATAACTAAGTTTGTCTGGTCGAAAGAGTTGCCTGCTTTAAACGATACTACTGGGTTGATTGCGCCTGCAGGAACTGAAAACGCAACAGTGAAGTTTGCTCCGTTGAAACTCAAAGCGTTTGCGTCCGTAGTCATAAGTATGTTTGTCTGCGTCTGTGCTGGTTGTCCGTTGTGCGTGCCGGCACGCACCACGTGACCGGAGCCACTTATTGTGAATATACCTGTTGTTACAGGTGACGGAAATCCCTGCCTGTCTGAGAATTGTTCAAAGTTAAGCAGTCTCGATACAGCTTGGTTGATACTTGTGTCATTTACTGCTACAGTAATGCGCGAGCCATTGAATAACACAACATCAAACGCTTCAGGACCTTCAGTGGTGTTATCTGCGGCTAATTGCAAAACAACTTGTGCAGACCCATCTCGCTGGACAACAAACGCGCCTGACAGGCTAGCTAGTCCTACAAAATCTGCAAGAGATGTACCTTCGATCGTGTAAGGGATTTGTTGAAGATATTGAACACCAGTTGTCTGCAACGTGATTGTAACGGTGCTGCCTTCATCAACACTGCCTACTGAAGACGTAACTTGATATGTTGCTGAAGGGGAAGTTGTTGACAATTTAAACATTACTGCTCCAAAAAGGTGTTCTTGTATTTATGGCTTACGCAAAAAAGAAACCCGCCGAAGCGGGGTTCTTTGATCGTGTTGTCTAACCGACTTGCTGATTAAGCAAAGTTGAAGTTGGAAACATTGATTTTTCCGTAGTAGTCCGCACTGTTACCCAGAGATGTTTCGGTCTGAGTGAATGCTGTCTTACCGTAGCGAGTCATCATGGAAACGACTGGCTGGAATGTCACTGGGTTGATAACAACGCCAGACGACATCAGTGGGATGTACGGGCAGTAGAAGTAGCCTGTATCGGTTTCACCGTTACCACCTTTGTAGCCAATCAGAATAGTGTCAGACACAGGCGAGCCTAGACCAGACGCTTGGTTCCACAGGTAGCTGTAAACCTTGATGGTGCCGTTCAGAGTACCAGCCAACATTGTGTTGTTAGGACCCTTGAACGAGCCAGAGATAGCAGGTGCGAACACCGACTTAGCAGCAGATTGCAGCACGGAAATGATCATCGGCGAAACGACGATGAAGTTACCAGGACCACGACGTGTCTTACGAGCGATTTCGTTAGCAACGGCGTTGATCACGATACCCAGGTTAGCGAAACGGTCGCCCAGGTATGCTGGCTGATAGTTTGGGCCCATGCCGATAGTAGCGTAATCAAACGCACCAATGGTGCCAGCCAGAGCGATCAGGTCGGACAGGATTTCGGAGTCGATTTCCTGAACGATTTCTGCGGACACAACTTGTGTCAGTTCGCTTTCCAGATCCAGACCATGCTGAGACTTCAGGTCTTGCATAGCTTCAACGGTCCAACCGGCTTGCAGCTTACGTGTACCAGCTTCAACAGCTTGTGACACAACTTCCAGCTTGACGTTACGGCCGCCGGAACCTTCGATGAACGAACCGGAACCACCGTACAGACGACCAGCGTGTCGCTTGCCGATCTCGTCAGTACCACTAGCTGGGAACGGACCGAACAGCGAGCTGTTGTAAGCTGGCAGGCTTGAAGGCCATGCGCCCGACGATGCTGCACTGTCGATGTCGCCTTCGTCAGCAGCTGCGTTAGCGATACCAGAAGCACCAGCAGGCTGAGCACGGCCACCATCACCAACAATTGCACCAGCTGCGGACGAGTAGAACTGACGCAGAGCTGGGTTGTTACCGAACAGTTCGTCGCCAGCGTTAATGTTGAGAGACGTAGGTGTGAACGGTGTGTTTGGTTGCTGTACAGACTCGCCGTACTTGTAGCGCATTGTGTACACCAGGCCAACCGGACCTTGCATTGGCTGAACACCAACGATTTCAGTAGCAATCGTGCCAGGGATGATACGACGGATCATCGGAATCAGGATCTTGCGGAAACCTGCGATGTCGTTAGCTTGCACAGCACCAGCAGCTGCCGTTTCCGACAGGATTTGCTGCTTTTGGTTCTCCATCAGAGTACCAACGATTTGCTTCTTTTGGCTGTCAAGGCCTTCGAGAAGGGCGTCCTTTACTTCGGACCAGTTTTCAAATAGATCATTCATTTTAATCTCCTTTAGATTGAATGTTTTGTTTGCCTAGCTTTATACCAAGCCTGCCAGACGGCGCAAACGGAGCTTTTCGCTCTCTGTGATTGTCGGTGTGACTTCTGCAGCAGATGCATCAGCTTCTTTCAGTTGCTGTTGCTCTTTCTTCAGAGTAACGTCGTCACCACTCTTTGCTACGCCTGATACCACAGGCTTCTGTTTACCTTCAGCTAGTACTGTCTCTTCCTTCTCTGAAGTATCTTCAACGACGGTCGTCTCTTTCAGGACACGACCAACGTATGTCTTGTATGCTTCTTCAAGCATTGTTGTTTCCACGTTCTTGAGGATTGCTTCCATCACTTCACGCGAACGACCAGACAGCGGCTTCAGCACGCTTTCCAGCTTGATAGAACGCTCGAGCTTAGTAGCCTTCTTCTCAGCAGATTCCAGGGCGAGCATTGCATCAGCCAGACGCTGTTCAGCTTCGTTCAGCTTGCCTTCAATGCTGTTGTCACCGGCATAGTGCTTCTTGAACTCTTCAACAAAAGCCTCAAACACTGTCTTACCAAATTGTTGCTTCTTAACAACTTCAAAGTCTTCACGTAGCTCTTCCAGCTCAGAAGATAGACGGACTTCTAGGAATGCGTCGAGCTTTTCGATCAGCTGAGCAATATCACCCTTCAGTTGGTCAGCCATTTCTGATTTAGATTCAACCAGCTTCTCAGCATACTCAGCTTCGAGGTCACGGAAGCGATCAATGTCAGCACGAAGTTCAGCAACTTCTTCTGTCAGTGCTTCAGTAATCTTAGCGTCAAGAGCTTCGATCAGAGTTTCGCGCTCGGTGATCCACTGTTCGTTCAGTTCAGCAGTTACTTGAGCAGTAGCTTCTTCACGAGCTTTTGCCATTGTTTCATCGATCTGCTTTTTAACAGCAGACTCGATTTCCGTCTTTGTTTCTTCAGTCAGAACCTCTGCTTCAAGCAGCTTCTTCAACAGTTCATCCATCGTAATCTCCTTGGTGTGTGTTTTCACGTGTTATTATTTATGGCCCCCGTGAGTTTTTTTATTAAGATCTGCTAGCAGCAGGGTAAAAAACCCACAGAAAACAGGGGTTTACAGCGACCCCCGTTTTTCCAGTTTTGTTATTTTGTTTTTGCGAAAACGCCCCCAGACAGCCACTTCATAATCTCTTTCTTGAAGTATTTCTGGGCAGCTGGGTCATGTCTGACCTGTTCTGCAAGCGTCAAGATGCGATTGCCATTTTTGGCTTGTTCCAAGGACTCATAAACGAGTCCTGGGTAGGCATTAGGGGCTGATGGTGTAACAACAATGTCGTAGGTGATGAACTGGAACCCAGATACGTTACCGCCTTCATTGACGTTACCAGCACCACGACTTGAGACACCAATCTTGACACCGCTACGAAGCAGTTCTTGAGCAATGTTCCCCATCGGAGTGTTGATCAGTTTTGCCTTACCGTAGGCGTCGTTGCCGTTCATCCACATTTCTGTGATCACGTGCGAAATGCGGTCGCTGTTGATCTGAAGCGTTTGTGGGTGATCCAACTCACCAAAAATCCCATTACATTCTTTGATACGCTGTTGGGCGTTCTGAACTGCTGCTGAGATTTCATTGATCGGATAGTTACGGCCATTGCGATTCTTGATAGAGCTTTGCATACAGATTCCTGTAAGCCACATGCTCTTGCCGTCAGAAGACGACTCTTGAATCACACGAGCTTCGCCTGGTGTGAATTCTTCGACGAGTAAGAGTGGAGTAGTCATTTAAATGCCCCCGTTAGGTTTGAGTCAGAAAGAACTGATTAGCAGCTTTTCTGCATCTTACCTTTTTTGCCCTTACCTTCTTCGTCCTCTTCACCTTTCTTTTTTAGGAAAGCTGGACGCTTATCTTCCTTTTCATCTTTGTCCTCGCCGGAACCTTCATCTTTGTCCTCGCCGGAACCTTCATCTTTGTCCTCGCCGGAACCTTCATCTTCATCTTTGTCTGCTTTCTCACCCAGCACTTCTTGGGTCTTCAAACGCAGGTACTCGTGGAACGCTTCCTTAGCAGCTGCTGCATCTTCATTAACGATAGATGTAACAACCGTTTCCAGGTATTGTTTCATTTCTTTAGTCATAGTAATTGCTCCTTTTGCAAAAAGATTCACCGGCTCCATTTTGGGGCCTGTTCAATATTTATCAGTACGATGTTGTTTTTCGCGGGTTTTTTATTTTATGCTGCGGGAGCGCCTTGATTTGGTTGAGGATTTTCGGGACCACCACCTTCAAGTTCTCCTCCTAAGTCGCCTGTGTCACCGCCAGCTTCCATGCCACCTAAGTCCATGCCTGCAACCATCCCTGGGCCATCCATTCCAGCATCTTCAGCCGGAACGTAGATTGCTCTGAGGTCTTCCATTCCGCCATTCGGGTTCAAGCCTAGTTCCTCACGACGCATCCGCTCGTTCGTCAGAATTTCTTCATCAGTCAACTGCAGATATTTCTTCATCGTGAATCGTGGAGACAAGAACTGAACACCTGAAGCCGTCTGGAATGTGTTCAACAACGCGTTGTCAAGTTCTTGGCGACGGTAGATACCAAAGTTCTCAGGCTCAGGCAATGAAATGTTGAAGATTGCAGGATCGACGTGGATACCAACGTTGCGAAGATAACGCTTGAATTCCTTATCCATGATTCTAGCGATGTACCCCTGCAGGCGTTTGACATACATAGCAAACCGCAATTCTTGAATGTATGCTGTGCCAACTTTACCGTCATTCACAGTAGCACCATCGGTACCCTCGCGCATATACGATAGAGGAATACGAAGACCACGAAACACCTTCCATTGGAAGTATTCCAAGTCAGCGAGTTCGCCAAGCCCTTGACCACCAGGCAACGTCTCAACCTTCGATCCGCGGCCGTCTGGACGCTGTGCAAAGAAAAAGTCCTCACTCATAGCCTGTGGGTTATAGACGGAATCAACTTGATCAACGCCACCGCCTGCTGTTGGGATCTTACGCTGACGGATCTCATTCTTGATTCCTTCCAAGTATGCCTTAACACGTTGAGGAGGCATTTTGCCAACATCGATGTAGAAAACACGACGTTCCGGAGCACGCTGAATGCGGTAAATCAGGATAGCATCTTCCAGCAGTTCTTTTTGTTTTTGAGCACGATAGATTGCACGAAGGGCAGATTCACCAAACGGTGCTGCTTCGGACATATCATCGTTCAATGAAAACACGATTACCTCATCAGACGAGAACGTATCAACCATCTCTGTCGAGTATGACCCGAAGTGACCAACAGGATTGCTGTATGGAGAATTAGGGGTTTTTGCGTCACGACGGATCTGCCAGCCGACAACGCGTGTCATGTCACGGTCATCAACAATCGCTGCGACAACGTTTTTTGGATGGACGTATTCCCACCTTTGTGTCTCTTTATGACGGATGAAGAAACAGTCACCGTACTTAATCGTCACACGAGCAACAGCAAACAAACGGTTCCGCCAGTCGTGCATATCACACCAGTATCTCAGCGCTGACTTCAATGTCAGTACCGTACTTGTTGGGATGTGCTCTGTCTTTTCAGACACAATGTTCAGGTCCAACGGCATCTCTTGGTTTGGGTCTGAACCGATCATCTCTTCTGCTATCGTATCAAGAGATCGTGCAATTTCAACATCGTTGTCCATTAGGTCATATTCACGATAACGTGTGATACGTGATGCTGAACCTTGGATTAGACGCTGGTACCAAGTGTAGTTGGAGTACGCGCCTTGGTCTCCTACACCTTGACTGTCCGTCATTGTTGTTACGCCTGGTTTTGGCGTAACAACTTTAAAATAATTTGAGAACTTTGCCATCAGAAAATGTCCATACGCGCGTTGGTTATGTACTATTTATCACGACTAACCGTTAGGGGATGTTACCCTGGTTACAAGTATTGGAAAGACGCTGCAGCTAAGCCTGAGCTTTTACGAACAGAATCACGATTGCGTTCTTTTTCTTTTTCTGTTAGTGTCATAGCTATCAGTTGTCGGTTAGCTAAATCAACAAGCGTTGGAACATTGTCGGCAACGGTTTTTAGGTAGTTATTTGCTTCTGTTGCTACTGTGAGATGCTTGATCTGGTTCTCGATTGTCTGAGCGATCGAGAGGCGGTCCTTATCTGTTTCGTCTTCTGCCTTCTTCTCTTCATCAGTAACTTTGTCATCACGTTGCGACGTTGGCTCAGCAATCTTGGCGGGTGTTGTTGGTGTTACGGCTCTTGCCGTTGCAGACTGTTGAGACGGAGCAACAGCAGCAGTTGGTGTTTGAACTACTTGTTGAATGTTGGGGGTTGCTTTTGCAACTTCGCTATCTGCTTGTGGCGGATTCATCCAATCATAAATCAACCCACCCAGGGTTTGTCCTTGTTCGCCTGTTGCTTTCTGGACCAACCCATTGACAACATCATTAACAAAGTTGTTGCCACTCCCACCTCGCAGGATCCCATCTTCACCGACCAACGCCTGCCCGGCTCCGGCTATTCCTATGCCCGCAGCGCTAGCAGCCGCTACCCCACCAGCTGTCACACCACCAAGTATGCCAAGTCCAGCACGTCCAACGTTCATTAACGAGCCACCCGCACGAGAGGCAATCTGTCCCAGGCGGCCTCTGGTTCCGCGATCACGGGTGTCGTCAACCCCGTCAATCGGCGGAAAGTCTATGCCACCCCCACGATCTCTCCCACCACCGCGGCCGAACCACCCTTTGACCTTATCCAGCAAGCCGTCGAAACTTTTTGATCCCTTGAACAAAGCTACTGTGTGAGCAACCATTGCTGCCGAGTGACCCATCATTACAGGAACGAGCAATGCTGTACCACCCGCCAACTGAATAATCGGGTTCTTTAGAATACCAAGCCCGCGTTGAACCGCCTCGTTAATTGTTTGACCGATTTCACCTATTTGTCCCATGGTGTCAGCTGTCGCTTGCGGATTGCCCATAGCAGATTGAGCCTGTGCAGTGTTAAAGACTGCCATTCCTCGTTCATCGTATCCAGTTTTGTCCGCTAGTGCTTCGGTGTATAGTTGTGTGCCAAAGTTGCTGCTGCCAAGACCACTCATAATACCTTGGTTGAGCTGATTTTGGAATTCTGCCATCCTTCTGTTTTCTTCTTCCGTCAGCATTGAAGCGGGCTTCATCGCAAGCCGAATCATCTCATCGCCACCACTAATCCCCATAGCCCCTGCCAGAGCAGCCTGTTTAACCGCTTGCTGGAAGCGAGATTTTGGTCTTTGGTTTTGCATCTCCATTTGTTTTTTCAACATTGCACGCGTCTGCTCTTCGGATATACCACGGAGACGGTTTTCTCTGTACCGAGCAGCAACAGAGTCAGCGATAGCAACACGTTCAGCTTCTGTTGTTGCCAAACGCATTTGATACATCGATTCTTCATTCTCCATGATGTCACGCATTGACGTGTTGAATTCTTCTAACGTCATTCCTGTGACAGCGTGTATTGACTTAAAAGTCTCTCCCATTGCTCGCACACGATCTGTTGTTGGACGAACACCCATGTTGGCAAACATTTCCATTTGCTGTGCAGCAAATTTGGCCGCTTCAGCTCTGCTAGCAACGTTGCCGTCGAGTTGTTGTGCAGTAGCTGATAATGTGTTGAGACTTTCTGTCATTCCGCCAGCTGCTAACATACCACGTCGGTATTCACCCGTCATCTCCATAAACTCTGTTGGAGACATGTTCAGCTGCGATACTTGTGCTTGCTGCACCACATCCAGAATACCAACAGAGCGGTTAAGTCCAGTTTGAATTTGCGTGAAGATCCCGTTGACACCCATTGCAACACCGAAGAAACCGGTGTTTTCCATTGCGTTGATGAAGTTCTCCGTCATTCGTCCAACAGCACCTTTGACGTCAACTTTTCTGAATTCATCAACCGCTTTGGTAAGTTCTACCTGCGTTTCTGCCATACTGGCTTCTATTAGAGGGATTTGCCCAGACAGCGCGGTAAGATTGTTGTTTATGGAATGAATGTTTGCAACATAACGAACCATCCCAGCCTTGAGATCATCATGAAGTTTCTGCTCTTCATCAAGACGTTTTTGTTCTTCCTCAAGCTCACGTTTAGCCAAATCCGCCAATGTCTGAGCGGTTTCGATTTCCTTCTGTGTACCATCCAGACCTGCTTGGAACAGCGCTGCCTGAGCCGTCGAATAAGCTGCACTTTTAGCATCTACTTTAGACTGAATACTTGCAATCGTGTTAGCGCGTGACTGCAGTTGTTTTTCCTGCTCTTTGTAAGCGTCAGACAGCTTTTGTTTTTCCGCTTCCTCGTCGGTTATCTGCTTCTGTATTTCTTTTAGCTTACGTTGGTGGAGCTGTTCAGATTCTTTAAGATGTTCTGCTCGCTGGCGTGCTTCAGCAGCATTTAGTTGCCACGTTTCGTAAAAGAAAAACGATTGATTGTTGAGACGTCGCTCAAACATCGCTCGCTCACGGTTAACAGCCTGATCGAGCTTGGTGTTAGTGATTACATCACCAGCTTTTTGTATCTGACTCTCCAACGTGCGGATAAACCTATCCATCCCACGGTCAAATGAATCGGCTTGTACAGATGAGCTGCTACCAACTTTCCGCAGCACAGCCGCCATGTTGTCAGCAGCATTGATCATTTGATTGCCAGCGCTATTCATCTGCGCAACTATAGACGCTAACGTTCTGCTCAACTCAGCTGCTTGTTGGTCGGTACCCGCCATCTGCTTTACCTTAAAACATCATTTGTGAGGCTATTTATGGTGTGTTGCCCCTGTTGTTCGCGATGATAAATAACAGGCCGCATAGGAGATGCTAATATGTCAGAAACAAAAAACCCACTAATGCAACGCTTGCAAATTCCAGGCGAAACATTTCGCCTGCCTTCACAAGGGTTGTTCTATACGAACAGTGAACTGACGGATGACGTAACCAACGGCGAGGTTCACGTCTTTCCAATGACAGCGTATGACGAGATAGTGTTTAAGACGCCGGACATGTTGCTGTCCGGCAAGGCAATCGATGAGGTGTTCCAACGATGCATTCCTCAGATCAA